CGTCATTCAGCTAACTAAAGACAATTATGATGAGGTAGTGGCTTTTATCAAACAAGCTGATAAACATGTAGTATTTGATAAAGAATTTTGTGAACGCTCCACTCCCTACATAGAATTTATACATGAATGTGGAGGAGTGTACGGTGTAGAGCTAGGTGATTATATATTTACCACTTCTGATGGAGAGCTGCATATAATGTCCAAGGAAAAATTTGAGAGTACCTATGAAGAAATATAAGTGGGTGCAACGGGCTATTTGCTTTATCATCGGGCACGATGTAGAGTGGGTAATTGAGCATCGATTGCGGTACGGGCATATCAGCCTGAACCGCAAAGGTGGTAAAAAGCGCAACCAATCCCGATGGGTGGCTGGAGCATATAAAAAGTGTTCACGATGCGGAAAGAAACTTAGTAACTTTGAAAGAATTTGGGGCGGATGGAACTAATAGAAAAAGATAATATGATTACAGCATGGGGCACGAAAGATGGCGTAGCCACTGTAATAGGCGTGGACTTTGGGCATAAGAACGATTATGCTGTTAAGACGGTGCTAAAGAAGCATCCTGACGGGAGGGTTGAAGTTGTAAGTTCTGAACCTATTGGGCGGACAATTGACTTTAACGACCCCGCCAGCAGGCAGAAAGTTATTGACGAAATTAGAAACTTTAAATTATAGAAAAATGGAAAAATTGATTTTATTTGTATTGATTGGATTAGTGCTTGTTTGGGCGTGTTACAAAATGTATTTTAAAGTGCGTTTTGAGTATTTGTTGCGTGAAATGAGTAAGTACCAAAAGAGAAAATTACAAGTAGGTAAGAGAGTATATTTGGTGTATTATGTGCCATTAGTTCCAGATTTATGTGATAGTCGGGTGGTTGCCCAAATGGTGGATGAAAAGGATTGGGGAATATTTTGTCAACCAGATTGTGAAGCAATTGAGTTGTACATACAGGCGAATCCTAATTTACGAGTATTTAATATTCCGACGGTACTGTTCAATCCCGATAATGTGAAATTAAACTTTAGAGCTATTTACAAAGTAATACGAGTAAAATGAAAACAGAGGTAACAAGAACGGTTGTAACATTGGTTGAGGTACATACCCGTGAAACAGGTGACGCCACTGTAAAGGGTGTGAGCAAAGTATCTGATGATTCCACATTGTCAAGAAAGGTATGGATTAATGGGGAAGAGGTGTATGCTGAACAGTACCCGACACGTTGCATAGACAAATTTGCGCAGCCAGAACTCCAAGCGTTTGTAGAAATGTTGAGTAAGTATGAAGTACCACGCAAAAGGAGCGTGTACCTATCTACGGGCTTCTATAAGACATTATGTATAGTCTTTGCGTGTATTTGGTTGGTTACGTTATTATTCTTTCTATATAGACTTAATTTGAGCGTATGAGAAAACAATTGCCACCGCCCCCGCCAAAGCCAAGAGAGGGACAGACAAGAGTAAGAAGTTGGTTTGCTTGGCGACCCGTAACGATTAGTTACGAACAACGTTGGTTGGAAAAAGTAACTGTATTAGAAGTGTGCCGTTACCACAGTCTTCCACATATTGGGGAAGTGCCTGAGTGGGACAAAGTTAAATTTATAGATGAATAAATATGGCGAAAAATGTTTTCTATTTATTGGCTATAATGTTCGTGAATGAATACGGCAAAGTAGGACATCAGAATGTATATGTGAACGTCAAAGAAAGTGAGTTTATATTATCAGAGGTTGTTGCCCGTCTTTGTCAGGATTATGGCTTTCAAAAAGTAACCGTTTTGTATAGAACAGAAGTAACGGAAACGGAGTTCTGGGCAAATCGTACCGTCAATAAAGAGTTATGTTGTTTTGTTTATCCAAATAAAACGGAGGATATATGTTTTTAGATGTAAACAGAAGAGAAATACAGCTAGGTGATAGAATAGCTGATGTGAGTGGTGAATGGTATGCGGATGACGAAACGCCCGTAGTGGAAAGCGAGGGTGATGAGTTGTGTATTTATGTGGAGGGCACTACGATTTACCTGAGTGAAATAGAAACAGAGAAATGTTGTTTAATAGTGGATTAATATGGAAATACAAGAAGTGACATTGAATATTCCGCTGCAATATAAGGCGGTGCAGTATTTAGAAGGACATTTTGATGAGTTGCGTGAATGGGTAGAAAAAGAAAGTCTTGGAATTTTACAAGTGATGTTCACCCGTAGTACAACTCCAGGGAAACCGTTTGTGTATATTTATGATACACAGAGGGACAAATGTGTGCCTGTTGAGGCTGAGGATTGGGTATTGCTACCTATTACGACCTCACATGGGGTATATCCGACTTATCATGTGGTAGTGGACAAACTGTTCAGAAAGATGTTTGTTGAACAAACCACTAATAATGAAGAGCGTGAAATGTGTATTGTTGATGCGTTGCAGATATGTGACACGGGCATACCTATCAGAAGAAAAATTTGGGGTACAAACGAAGACGATATTAATGCGTTCGTTATGCTGTTGGATGTAAGTGTGGCTTCGTATTTGCCGAGCAGATTTAGAGCAGCCGTACAGTTTGATGGGCGTAGCCGTGAATTTACAACGGAGAAACAATACCTGTTGGTTGCTCCTAACTTTATTAATGAGGTAGAAATAAATTGGCACGCTACTCCATACGTACCAACATGGAGGGACATACGGGCGAATGATTGGGTAGTGGCTTATAAAAAGAAAGATTAGTATTATGGCAGAAAAAGAAACGCAGGAGAGCATATTGCATCTCCCTATTCCGCAAGAGGCGGTAAATGTAATAGTAGAACCAGACCGTACTGAAGATGTATATTTGGTGGTAAAGCTAGGAGGTGATAACAAACGTACTGTGACATACGTGGCGGCAGCAAAAGAGAACCCTGATGAGGTGCTAAGACAGATGAAGAGTGTATTGAATAAACCAAAGGGAAGCATATTTGCAGCCATACAGCAACTCGGCAAGTTGTTTGAGAAGTACTTTGGTACAAGGGTACGGGGTGAGAATGATGATGTGGCAGATTGATGAATATTGGTATATGAGTGATGCGATTTTCATCATCTGGGGATTGGCGGGGCTAGCGTATATCCTCCTCGTGTGTCTGATAGTTTTAGCACTGTTCAATAAAAGAATGGCGGGGTGGAAAATGCTCCCTGTTCTGATAGATTGGCTGTTTGTAATGGGTACTCTACTCGCATTCGTAGGGTTCTTTGCGTGGCAGGCTATAAGGTAATCGACGGTGGATATGGGTGGTCTACGAAAATTGAAATTGTAAATTCGAGTGGGATGTCAGTAGGGGTGATTTGGACGTGATAGAGCCGAATCGCTCCTATTGATGTCTTAAAGAAAAAGGCAGGGTGGACACATCGTAATCGTCTGACAGTTAAAATTGTAGGTACTCAAAAAGAATAAAGGGGTGGGCACTCAATCAGTGATGAATAATAGGGAGTAGCATAGGTAGAGGACATATAGTAGGTAGTAAACAGGGTAATAGACGAATAGTGAGGTGTAGCGGGGGAGTGGTTGAGTACGAGTGAGGTGGTTCTGGGTATGGTAGAGAGTGGTTGGTTGTGTGCGAGGTGGTGGTTATATAGTGGTTCCAGGAGTTTTGAGGCGAAATTCCCGCCCGCATCAATATCCCTGAAGACCGAGGGCTGTCGTGTGGAGCAGGTGTTTATATCCCGAGTTTCGTGCCCTGTTCCTAATATGGTAATTTATATTTACCAAAACCCGACAAAACTCGTGATTACGATACAAAATAGTTTACAAACAATACAGTTTGTCTCCTACAAAAACCGAGTAAAACCGAAGCACGAAAACAGCCTGTAAAGGGCGAAAATGGACAAATCTTAAGATAATCTTAAAGAAAAGTCCGGGCAACTCTTGTTTATTCAAGAATAATATGTACCTTTGTACCATCAATCAATAAAAACTCGTAATCATGGAAAAGTACATTTTAAAGAAAACCAAAGTAAGAGGCACTAACTTATACACAGTTGTCAATGAACAAGGAGTGGTTATATCCACAACGAAGGGCAAAAGGGATTTTGTAGCTTGCACGATTAAGGGACACTACTTTTTCGGTCGTAAGGACTTAATAGGCAAAGGAGAACATGGGAAACAACTAAAGTACTGGAAAGCGGTGCTCGCCAATCCAGAACAAGCCTACGAAAGTTTTATACGTGGCTATTACAAGAGCGCAAGAGAAAAGATACGTAAAGAATACTATTATGAAAAATGGCTGGAAGAAAGCACAAAACGGGCTCCAGAACTTGTGGAAGTGTTTGGCACTATTGCCTATTTAGAGGAATAAGCGGGGAAACCCGCTTTTATTTTGAATAAATTCTAAGAATTTCCCCGAGCACTCCTTGGATATTCAAAATAAAAGACTACCTTTGTAACATCAAAATCAATAAAACGTTTAAGACTATGTTAACGAAAGAACAGTACATCGCAAAAGAAATTGAGCTTACAGCCGCTTACGAGGCAGCCGATAAAGCCTTTGATAAGAACCCGTGCAAAGAAACAGCAACAGCACTCTCTAACAGTCGTCAGGCTTTAAAAACGTTGCGTGCCGAGGGTTATGTAGGGCGTGACCGTGAATTAAGCCGCCAACTTGCTAGGGACGTGGCACAGGTGTTTGATTATGCAGCCGGAAGAACTAACGAATTACCAACAGTATTTAAATAATAGGAGATAACGATATGGCAACTAGAGAAGAACAGGTAGCAATGAACAGCAAGCAACTAGAAGAAATTTGTGGGTTAATACAAAAAGAGTGCCCACTCGCAAAACAAGTGCGATACAGTTGCACCAACTTTTACCCGAACATTTGTTTTATTGTAGTGGACGCTTTGAACCCGCAGGACTACCCGAACGGTATTAGCGACAACAGCGTTTTCTTGATGTTCCGTGTGGATTTTGAGGCAAAGACGGTGGAGTACAAGCGTAGCGGATTTATCTACCTGTCAGAAAAAGACAAGCGTGAAAACCCGAAGCTCCGCTATTTGGCGATGAACAGCATGGTTGAGATAGCTACACGAGCAGGCGTTAAAAAGATGCGTAGAAGCCAACATAAGGACAACGCAACGTCGGCTCACAAGATGGCTACCTACTTTAATGAGGTGATGGGAAAAGTGGTGGAATATACTAATGGCTACCCGTACAAACAGGGTGTTGAAAAATAATTTTGAGTTTTATTGATGAATTTATAGGGGCAGGTCTTGGATATTCCAGATTTTGCCCCTATATTTGTACCATCAAATTAAATCAATAACAATTAAAACTCAATTATTATGGCAGAGAAAATTTACAACTTCATTTGTGGACGGTTCGGTAGCCGCATACTAAAACCCCGTTACCGTAACGTGTGGATAAAGTTTTGGGCGAGTGTTATTATAAGCCTGTTCCTATTGGTATTGTACTTCATTGTACAGGCGTGGAGCGTTGTGGTTGAGTGTTTAAACAGAGTTATTTGGAACTATTAAATTTTTAGAATTATGGCAAAAGAATTTAAAAACGGTGCACGGGTGGAGTTTCGCCCGTGGGAAACCGCTCCTGCAAAAGACAGGGTTGCGGGGGAAATTGTTGGTGGCGTGGTTGAGGGTGAATATTACATGATGCTTCCGGATTGGGCAAAACGTAAAGGAGAACTCACTAACCTTAAGAAAATTCATTGGTCACAACTTTATTCTATTTAATATGGCGGTAGTTAGTGCCTACATAGGCAAAACAAGTGAGAGTGGACAGGCGACAATGTATAATGTCGCCTTTCGCTATAATGGGCGGGACTATTTGCAGAACGTTTGGGTTCCGAAGTCAGCCGTCTACTATTACAGGGCGAGCACCTGTAAATTGAGCGTTGATGATTGGGTACTCAAAAAGGTTGTGGAGCTAGCCGTGGCAAACCCTAATAAACCGTTCGTAGACCGAGGAGCATTGCTGAACGGTGTGGAATGGTAGTATAATAACCAAACTAATAAATAAGAATTATGATGGTGAATTTAAACAGCGTGCCCGAGCGCACGTGGGTACGAGTAATACAAGCATGTGACGAACAGTGGGTGCATCGTTCAGCGTGCGGTCGCTACCTATTGACAAGACAACGGGTGTACACTCCTGGACATGACTACCAAATCCACATCCGACCCCTGTTGGGTGGTGGCAGCATGGGAATGAGGAACTGTTACCTACGTGCGAACGAGGATAACTGTTGGGAGATAACCGTTTGCGACGATTTGCGACATGGACGCCTCGTGACAGTGCATACTTATCACCCGAACGCCTTAAACGTTATGTTGACCACTTTAGAGCGTGATACGACATACTTTAAGAGCCTACGTACACATGAGCCAACACCAGAGGCTCGTAAGGAACTTGAGGAACGCTTTGCGAACTATGTTATCAACGAAATCTTTGGATGACCCTCTACACGGGACTTGCAGGCATAAAATCAAAATATTTTGAAGAATTTCCGGATAAACTCTTGCACAATTCAATTGAAGTAACTACATTTGCAATGTCAAATTAATTCAATAAACAATTTAAAATTCAATAGTTATGAAAGCAACAGTAAACAATTCCGCAAATTTCGTGATTAACAACGATATGTTGAACGAAACAAAATGTCTGAAGTATGTAAGCAAACCAACTATGTTGGAAGAAATTGTTAATATACAGGTAGCACTCGCCAAGCTGAACAGCAACTACACGCCACGCCAATACACCGAAAAGAACAGCAAAAAGGAACTGTTTGAGGGTTATGGACGCCTCGTTACCATTTACAAGGAGCTAAGCGAAAAGCGTGAAGCCGAGATTGCTAAGAATGTAGCAACTTGTATTAAGACGGCTGACGTATTGGCAGAGGAGGCACGTGTAAAGGCTGAGGCTGAAGCCGCTAAGAAAGCTGAAGAAGAGGCTAAACGGGCGAAAAAGGCTGCAAAGGTAGCCAAGCCAGAGGCAGAACCGAAAGCCGCTAAAAAGAACCCCAAAGAGAACGTAAACACTGATAAAAAGGCACGTCGCGGGGATGCTCAAGAACGGTTGGACAAATACACGGCTGAACTCAAAGAAAAAGAAGCCATTGCCGAACCCTCTAAAGAGGTTAAACACCGCATTGCAAGCCTGAAACGTAAAATTGCTCGTGCCGAAAAGGCTCTGGGCAACGTAACAGTTACTAACGAATAATCTACTTGACATGGGAACAGCAACAAAGAGCCCCGAAATTGGGGCTCGTTATTATAGAGTGTACGTGTTGAACAGTGACGGAACCCGTTTTAAGACACTGGACAAGGTATATCGCAAGTCAGCTCAAGCGGCTGCAAATAAAGCCGCCCGAATTGTAGCCGCTAACGACCGTAACATTACCGCTGAAGCATTGTTGTGTCGTGTGTACTGTATGCCGAGCGGGCGACATAGCGGTTTATATTATGGAAAAACAGGAATTAAAAGATAAGGAGAAATAGATTATGGCAAAGAAAAAGGAAAGAAAGGGTTTTACGCCCGAACTTCACGAGTTATTTGATACCCTTTATGCGAAACTTCGTGAATATGGACAGTGTTGCGCATTTATCGCTATTTGTGACAACAAAAACGAAATCACTAAACGCATCGGAATTATAGATGAGGTAACGCATCAAGAAGAGGGCGGGGTCATATTGCCTGACACAGCCATTGCGAACGCTATGGGTGGGGATAGCCCACAGGATATCGCTGGACGACACTTGGTATATAATGCGGTTCTGTCGTACTTACACGAATACCCCGATGAGATACCCGATTTTTTAATGAATTTCCAAAACATGGTGGAAGACATACGTGAAGAAATGGATGGTAATGACGATGATACTCCAGAGGTAGAAATTCCTATTGTTATAAACAGCAATAACAACCCGAATGGAGACTGCTAGTAGAATGCACTTAGTCGCACCGCAAACAGTGTGGCAGGTAACAACCGAGTTCTTTATTGAACGGCACGTGCCGTTTCATTTAACGTTTGGAATTAACCCCGTAGGCGAACCCGCACTGATATACACGGTTGTAGCCGACGGAGTAGTTACAGAGCAACAGCTCGCAGACCTGATATTGGAAGTCCAGGGATATTTGACCTCCTACGATGTTACACCTATAATTCATTTACAACCATGATTTACGGACTTTATTTAGCTTATAGCAAATGGGAAGTATTACCCGATGAAGAATGTGCTAACCCTACGGTTCCTCGTTACCCCGCTTCTGTTGCTCGTGTACGAGCGTATAACAACAAACGTGACCAGATAGAAGCGTATGCGAATACAATGTGCCCCGCCTCGCAGATGTTTGAGGCTGAAACTAAAGAAGAATTTGACGTCAAAGTCGCAGAATTTAAAAAGAATTTTGAGGACGAGGTGTGGCTCGCTGAAAACATTGACCCGTTCCTGTAATTATGAGAAAGATGTGGAAATATTATATCCCTATCATTGGGATAGGTATTATGTTCAGCAACTGGACAAAGTTTTCCGAAAACGACCCTACGGGTATTCATTGGGCGATGACTGCATTTTGGCAGTCTATCTGGACAACTGTTATATTAATAATTTTGCTATTTGAGCCATGAAACCAATAAAGATAATTAGAGTAAAGATGCACGCTGCAACTCGTAAAAGACGTCTAGTTAACCGTTTGATTCGCAAGGTAAACAAACTAACAGCCGAGGCGCAATATTGGCGTAACCGAGCTAAGAAGCTAACTAGCGGGGTGATAGAAGTTGAGGACGATGCACCACCTACTAATAAATCGGTATGGCAGAGCCCGCCTGACACTATGCGAAGAAACCTGTTGGTCTGTATGATTAATAACATATCGGGGGAAAGGCTGTATCAGGTAGTACGCAACGTGTCACTTACCCGAATTTTAATAGACGTCGCCAGCCCTGTCCCAAGATGTATTATTTCATTTGAATGGAATGGCACTATGTACGTGAGTGCCACTAAGGACGAAGACTGTAACCCAATTTATCGCCTAGAAATTTAGGTCAATTGTTAAATCTTAGGAATTTCCCGGAAATATTTCCGGGATTTCTTGTTTATATAAATCACTTCCACTATATTTGCGCTGTCAATCAATAAAAACTTACAGTCATGAAAGATTTAACACAATTATCTGATGCTGAACTTTTAGCTTATTACAACGAAATGGAGCATTATGAAAGTTTGGATTATAAAATGGATGGAAGCGGTGAACTTGGTGGTGTAATTGCCAAAACATGGAAGCCTGTTTGGGAAGCCTTTGAAGCCGAATTTGCGAAAAGAGAAATTTGTTTAAACACATCTGAAATGCCTTGTTAATTATGAAGATAACGGATATTACCTTAGAAATACGTACCGAGGACGGTCAGAGTCACTTGGTAGTCTTTGACAAATGGGATTTCTCTCCTGACGGTGCGGTGGTGCTAGCTGGACAACTTGTACGTGAGAAGTGGCGTGCCATATTTAGCGACAGCAGTCAATTACAGGACGGACAGATACGCTCTGTCATGGATTGTAGTGCGTTGGTGCGTTTTTACTATAATGACGCTATGCGAACAGCCGCTATCACGCATATTACGAACAAGGCGTTTCGCATCATTAACAACGATTTGGGTGTGACATGGATACCGAAGAACATACTACGTTGGAGCCGAGTAGCGCAACAGTTCGTAGTCGTGGATGAAACCTATAAGCCGGACTTTACGATGGTAGTGGCAGAGGGTATGGACGAATATCCAACCGAGTTTGATGCTCACGATGAACTTATTGACGCATTGGACACGCCCGTAACTATACCAACAGATGATAATATTACTAACGATAACGAGGAGAACCAATTATGAGAACAAGAATTTTGATAGGTCTGTTTACAGTCCTGATGCTTGGTGCAAGTTGTACCACGGCACAAAACAGTAAGGAAACGTTTTACGACAAAGTGCTGTCCCTAAATTTGGACGATGAAATGTTGCGTGATGACGGGACAACTCTTAAGATTACCGAACTTGCACCCCAACAGTTTAGGTTAAGAGCGTGCAAGGGTGACGACCTTATATTTGTTGCATGGGTGGAATTACGAGCCGTAGAGAACACCGTGAATAACAGGGTGTTTAGAAATAAATTTGGTATGCTCGGCACTTATACCGCTCCAGTAGTTTATGTCTACACAGGCGAAGCCGTGCAATTTGACCGCAAGGATAAAAGCGTAGCGACCACGATTATAACTTCTACACGGCTGGAGAACTACGTAGCCCGAAAGACGGTAAATATAGAACAGCAAGACGGATGCGGCAACTGCATTTTCGTTGACAACCGCCCGTTTAACCATCCGGAAGAGAAAGGTCAGGTTTCCTATTTATTCCCTCTAAATCAGTAGAGTTATGTGGATATTACTGAATAACCAACCCGTGTGCGTCTTTAACATTAAAAACGTAACAGGGATAATGAATATAACCCCTGAGGTATTTTACTATGACACTAGGGTTTCGAGTGGAGGCACAGTGTCATACATATATTCTGATGCTTATAAATTATATCGGCAAAGAATAGAACAAACGCTGTCACTAATAACAGAAGAAGACCACAATAATCCTAAAGACAGCCCAGCAGTTAAGGCGTATGAAAAAGCGTTAATGGGTACTAAACACGTATTTGGATGGTATTTTAAAATCCAACTAGACGGTGGAACAACATTGTATTCCTCTTTATATCCGAGTGAGGAATACGCTGCACAAATAAGAGATAGCCTGTTGCAGACTATTAATAAAGTCACGGCTGAATTGCCTAAAATAACGATATAACTCATGGGAATACGATTTTACTCTTTCTATCCTGGAAGAGCCAACAGGTTACGTTTCAAGAAACGTTTAGGAATTGTTTGGTGGGTGACGTGGCGCATGGTTGTTCTTGCTTCATTTGTCATCCTAATCAATAAGACGTGTATTGGAGTGCAATGCAGCAAACCAATAGTTACCCCGACTGACAGTGTGAACGTCGCTACAACGCTCCAAGATAGCGTGTACGGGGCGATATACGCTTTGCGAATACAGCATCCAGATATTGTGATGGCACAGTGTATTGAAGAAAGCGGGCACTTTACGAGCCGTCTATTCGTAGACGGACATAACTGCACCGGAATGAAAGTACCCTCTACTCGCCCGACGCTTGCTGTTGGGGTACTGTACGGGCACGCCTGTTTCAATAGTTGGTACGAATGTCTTGTGGATTATGCACTTTGGCAGACAGCATTTGCCCGCAACCTGTCACGTGACGAATACTTCGCCTATTTAGACAGAGTTTATGCAGAAAAGAAAAATTACTCACAACGTATAAAAGCTATAATTAAAACCAACGGATTATGAATTTAGAAGAAATTAAGAAACTGTACGAAGAGTGCGAACAGAACGTGGACGCTCTTGCTTTTGAAATGGCTATTCCCGTAGCCGAGTTATTGGCACGGGGCGAAAATGAAGCCGCTGACAAACTTGACAAGGAGAACCGAGCTAACTTGGAAGACTTTATGCGAAACCATGTTGGCGGCTTATGTGACGCAGACGTGGAAGAAGTACTGGAAGAATATGCGTGGAACACTTTAAAATAAAAGCTATGTCAATGATAGATGATGGTGAATGTCGTGCGTGTGGTTGCACTAACGAAGAGGCGTGCGCACGTTGCCAACAGGCAAAGAACGAAGAGAATGTACGGGAAATGCAGAAAGGATGTGCCTATCTGGGTTGTTTCGTATTCATCGGTATGATAATCGGAATAATTATTTCTTTATTTATGATACTGCCTGTACCTAATTAAAGAAACCGGATAAGACACGTGATATCACGTATATAATAACCAAAAGTTTCTATTTTATTAATTAAATTAAAGACGAAAATGAGAAAATCAGAATTTATTAAGGCTTTAGCCGAAAACAGTGGTTTGAGCCAAAGAGATTGCGAAAAGGTGGTGGATGCGATGACCCCTGTTATTGTTACCGAATGTGTTGAAAACGGTGGTGAAATCAGCCTGCCATTCGGTAAATTCAAACAGAAAATCAACCCTGCGAAAGTTGGTAACAACCCGTTAACTAACAAACCGCTTGACATCCCGGAAAGTCATACACTTGGCTTCAAGCCGTCAAAGACAATTAAGGTTGTCATTGAACCGAAGAAAGCCGCTAAAAAGAAATAGTATTGTGTTTACATAATACAATTATTTTCATATTTTTATATTCTTAATTTAATTGTTGCCATCTAAAAGTGCGTGAGCATAAGTAGGGTGTTTAATGTTGAAATCATATTTTCGGAGCCGTTGCCCGTGAGGGTTGCGGCTTTTATTTTGAATTTATGTAAAGAATTTCCCGAGTGTTTCCTTGGATATTCCATAAGAACCCGTACATTTGCGTAGTCAATTAATTTGGGTGATACTATAAAATAGAATATATGGACTACAAAGAATTTAGAGCTGAAATGGAAGACTTGGAAGAACAGTACAAGTTGGAAAAGAAACGCATTTTAACCGAGTACGTAATGTCGTGGTGTCCCTATAAAGTCGGGGACTTGGTACGTGACCACATTGGATACGTAAAAATTCTCAGCATTCACCCTATTATCGGTATTTGCAATAAAGTGGATATAATGATGAAAGGCGTGGAATATACTGTAAAGAAAGAACCGAAAAAGAACGGGGTAACTCGTCAAATTTATCACAGTAATATTGAACGGTATGAAAACAGCACCAAGAAAGAAAACAACAAGTAAGCCCCAGACAGTTTCTGACAGCGGGCAACCGTGCATTATCTATTCTCCCACAAAAGTAAAAACGGCTACTCATGGAGATTTTTGCCGTAGGTGGTTTGGTGTGGTAGATATGAGCGATGCGATAGGAAAGCATTACGCTCCTATATTGAGCACTCACGGAGAACATTTTGAGTTTCGTATCGCAAGATTTTACAATTTTAGGGACATTAAAACGGAGGAACCCCGTACGATAGTGCGATGCTTGGAAACGGGGGAAGTCTGGATACTCAAACCTAATTGGGCACAATCTTTGACTAGGACTGATGAAGATACCAAACAAACCATCGTTCTTATTCCGCAGCCTGTTAAAAACTACCGCCAGATATTGGACTTTATGAAACTATTTTACAGTGACGGAGAAACGATGAAACGTTTAATTAGTATCGGGAGAATTAAAGAGATACTGAAATAATACCAAAGATTATGGAAAAAGAATTAAAAACACTGTTGCGCAAGTTGGCAGCCGAATATGAAACAAAAGATTTCATAAACGATGACCCCGTGCGCTTTGTTCACGCCTATGCTGACAAACAGGATATGGAAATCGTAGGGTTCATCGCTTCTTGGTTGGCGTATGGCAATCGCAAGGTTATTGTTTCCACTATACAGGCACTCATCAATGAAATGAACTACCTGTCATCGGGTAGCCCGTTCGTCTTTATAGTGGAACGCAGGTGGGAACAGATGGAGCACCTAAAAGATGCCGTTCTGTACCGCTTCTACAAATGGGGTGATTTCTACGACTTGTGTGAACGCCTGTATGACATTTACCAGAACTACACCACTATGGAACAGGCAGTTTGCAAACAGTACGACGAAATTAAGAACCCTGATTGGGTACAATCAGTGCTTAACTTGTTTCCAGGAGTTAAAGGCGTGCCCAAAGATACGAAGAGTGCCTGTAAGCGGGTTTGTATGTTCATGCGTTGGATGGTGCGGTGGGGCAGCGATGTTGACCTCGGTATATGGTCTTTCATTCCTACTAGCAAACTAATCGTACCACTAGACACTCACGTCGCTCGTATGGCTCGTCAATTGGGTCTTATTACCGTAAAAGGCAATAACATGAGAGCAGCGTACCAATTAACACAGCAATGTCGTCTAGCGTTCCCAAACGACCCCGCAAAAGCTGACTTCGCATTATTCGGATATGGTATAACACATAAATAATATGGAAATAAATGTAAAAAGTTTATCCTATGAGGATAGAGTGCAACTACTAAAACAGTTGATTGACAGTTTCACAGACGTAAAGGTTACGGCTCGTTGTTGTGAGTATGAGTATATCACCTCTGAAGACATTGACGCTGTTGGGGAAAATTCCGTTGAAATAATAACAAACATTTTTACTGGATGAAAGACATGAATTGTACTAACGAAACTATATTCTTGATTATCGCCCTGTTATTTGCAGGCGTGTTTATTGTATTGAGACACCTGTACGCAGAACGTCACCCTCGGTGCATACATTGCGGCAAACGTAGCCGTCGCAAGAATTGGCGACCTGTAAACTATTACAAGAGTAAAAATTCCGGGCATCACATTTGTCCAAAGTGTAACCGCATCAGCAAAATTGAATTTTAGTATGCTTAAAGCTCACAAATTTCACGTAAAATTCACCGTGCATACCATTATGTCAGAGGGCGGTGATGTAACCATGGAAGAGGATTACACACTCTCCTATCGTACGGAAGAATGGGAACCGGAAAGCCCTAACAATCTAAAGTTCTCTAAAACGCACATTCAGGGCGCAACGGGTATAATTGCTAAGGATTTGGGCGTTCATCGTTCACAGATAAGAATAACCGACATTTACAAAGTACATAACAGCTTAATAATAGAGGAATGAAAAGGTTATTGAAATTAATGTTTGGGGATTGGGCTGAAATAAAGCTCGTTCTTTTCGTAGCTATTATTTTATTTATATTGGCTTTAATTTTGGTATGATTATGAACGATGAACTATTAAAGATGCTACCTATGTCAGAAATTGATGCTGACATTCACAGTTCGGTTCCGGGTTATTGGCAACAAACTAAGCGTCCAAGTATTTGGAGTGCGTGGAAGCAAGGGGCACAATGGGAACGTAACAGAGCTAAGAAAGAGGGTGGCTGGATATCAGTAAAGGAAAGCCCGCCTACGACTGACGGTTTGTATTTTACAAAGGGCGGATTGAGAAAGTACAATATTATGTACTTTCGTGATGGCAAGTTTTTCACGCACCGTCACAGTGACACCTACGATAGTGGAATTGAATTTTATAAACCCGTAGAAAATTAATAATTATGGACAAGAAACAAAGAAAAGCAAATCAGAAACTGCAACAGGCGCAGAACTTTGCGGAAAATTTACGAGCGAATCAGAATTTACCTTTAGAGGAAAAGGCACGTAGAACTAAAGTTATCAGCCCCGAAATAGGCAAACACTTGAAATTCGCTATTTTAAAAGAAAATATTTACTTTGATTCCTATTGGGCTCTTCCGACAAAGCGTAGAAACCTACCGTCTTTAAGCGGAAATATCGCCCCATTTATGCGTAAAGGGACTCTTGTGAGTTATGAGCATATCATCAATGATGAATGTGCTTTTACGGACAGCAACCACAACATTATCATCGGGAAATGTTGGCAGGCTAAAACCGTAATATCCGAAACCACTTTAACACCACAGCCATGACAAGAACAGAAAGAAATTTACACATGGGAAAATTTGCTACCGCACATCCCGAAAAGTCGCTAACTTATAGTGAAGCGTATGCGCTGGCTCAAAAAGGCGCAAAGATAACTCACCGTTATATGGCAGCTAACGAATGGATGACCGTATTACCGAATGGGCGCATTTGTTTTGAGGACGGATGTGAGCAAACTATTGTTGAATTTTGGGCTGCACGTCGCAACCAAACAGGATGGACAGACGGTTGGAGCGTATTTAACGAAGCCAAATAGTGAGGAAAGTGCACGCTTCACTATAAGGTGAATTATTAATAACTAAATTTTAGTAAAATGAATAAAGACTTTATTACAGTTCTTCCCGAATCGGGGGGGTGACGCACAGGTTCAAGTAACCGCTGACGTCAATCCAAGTTTCGCAAGTCGTGAAACTACTATCAATTTTAACGCCAACGGGCAAGTTCTTAAAAGTGTTAAGGCAGTTCAAACGGGTATGCCGTTTATCGTTCAAATGGGAATGGGCTGTACAGGGGGTAAAAATTTGCAAATAAGAGAATTCGGTTTAATCAGAGGAACAGCCTCTACTGTTCCCATGATTCAGGGGCGTCTTTTAGGAGGTGTAAATAAAACTCCGGCAAATTATACTTTCTTCCCATCTGTTGGAGCGTTGGTATCCTTTTTCACTGATACTTCTGACGATTTAATTATTGATTTTCAATGGTTGAACGGTTCTGGAACCGTCTTGAGTAGTTGGTACACTACCATTCCATTTGATAATGAGGATGGTGAAGATTGGCGAAACTATGCTGAAGAAATTGAAGCTAGTAACACCTTCCCTGATTCGGATGCTACCAGATTAGAAATAAGGATTGGAGTTGGACGTGGTGATACCGGAATTGACGAAGACCAAGTTTGGATAAGGTATCACTTTGACCTTACTTAAATCAGATTTTCCCGGAAGAAATTCCGGGATTTTCTTTGATATGTCAATTAGTCTGCCTACATTTGCAGTGTCAATCAATAGTTAATCACATTAAAACTCAAATGTTATGGCAAACTTACAAGAATTTCATTTTAGTACAGGCGTTAAGCCTTACAGTCACATTCCAGCCGTTCCAGTAGGAAAACATGAATTCGTTGACGGCAACGGTGTAAAGATAATTCGCTTTTATTGTGAAGATGTGCCACAGGGCGCACAGTTTCAGTTCGCTTCACCTTATCCCAATTGTAAAGAAGCCGCTTATGAACATTGGATTGTTCGTGAAATTGTTGATGGTGGTTTAGCCTCTAAATATGCTTACTTTTATTTGCCAACGTTATGAAGAATACTGTAAAAATTCGCATTACAAAAATGGAATATAAACGTAACTGTGAAAACTTTTGTAATACGGTTTTAATGTTACGTAAAGCCCGCAATATAGGTGATGAAGAAACGGTTAATCATTACGTATTAAGCCGATTAAACAGCCAGAAAGGAGACAAATTTGATTTTGAAATTCTTTAATACTAAATAATCATGAAAGCCATTGTAGAAAACCCGCTTTTGGATATGCGTGCCTACGCAGCTAGTTTATTCGTTGAAATTCTTAACGAAATAACTGCCTGTAAAAACGAAGAAGAATTACGTCGCTGTGTAAGGTTATTAGAAAAACGCCATAAATACGATAAACCAGAATTATCATGGTATTTTAAATGGGGCTTCGGTCATAATCATTTTTGGGTGAGTGACCTTAACGGGGTTCGTCTGATATTTGTGGAGTTTTAAGAAACTCCACTACTTATGCGTATATTTCACAAATTTATTAACTTCCTAAAATAAAGAAAAATGGATTTAAAAGACAAAAGAATTGTATTTGTGGGACTGGACGATGTGCTTATTAAAACACATTCCAACCAAGAAAAGCCCGTGGGCGTGTGGGACATGGAATTCAACCTGAATGTGTTGGATAAGTTGAAACAGCTTAATCCAATTGCTATCTTTGTTGTAAGCAACCAACCGGACATTCCTGCCAAATTACACCCGTCACTGTTCCAAGCGAAGTTCGTGTATGTTATTGCAGCACTTCAGGAATACATTGGTATGACGGTTTTCCCCGCTGGACAGTATGCGCCTGAAATGCCAGAGGGCGAAGCTCCTATCGCTATGCCGAATTCGACTATGTTGTTGACAATGTTTAATGAGTTCCTAGCAACGTCTCGTATGGAGCTTAATAGAGAGGATTGCGTAGTGATTGGTACGGGTGAAGAGTATGCGGGTGCGGCTCAAGCCTTTGGATGTGATTATTTGGACGTGGCACATTTGTTGGAAGAAAATTTGGGCGAGCCTCTATTCAAGCTCGTATGGAATATTCCGTCCTACGATTTGGTAATTGACCCCGAAAATCAAGCTATTATGGAAAATCTACCGTGGGAATTTGCGGTGCACCGTGCGGAACAGATTAACAAGCTGCCATTTAAACAAGCGGATGTCCTTGTCGTGGCTCAAAAATGGGTAACTCCAAAACCTATGGAACATAAAGAATTTAAAGTAGATGCTCGCAAGTTGTCAAAAGGGGCTCAACGAAAAGTTGCGATGCAAATTAAGAAAGGAGGGAAGAAGTAATGGCTATAATTAACGTAGAACTCCGCATGATGATTGCCGAACGTTTGGCAAATGACAATTACCGTGAAGAAATTAAAGAGGTAAAAGAATCGTTACGCCTGCACCTATTAGCCTACCTCAAGAAGAATTATATTCCTAAAGAAGTACAAACAGTGTTTGAAAAGTATCCACAGTTTTTCAAGGCAGTTGAGGCAATTTACATAGCTTCCTACAACTTTAAGAATTATCTGCCTGCTGAATGGGGAAGCCGTACTCATCACGCAGATATTAATTTCCATGAAAGTTTGCCCTTAGACAAAGAAGAGGTTTACACTTTACTGAAATCCATTCCTAAAGAAAACTATATCCACGAATTAATGCGCAAGTATTTTAAATTGGAAATGGACAGGTACTTTATGGAAAAGCGGTTGAAATGTATTATGCAGACCCAACGGTTCACACCAAAGACATTGGAGCAAGACTTTCCAGAGGCTTACAAAGTGTATTTGGACATTACGACTTCTGATGCTTACGACAGTGCCAAAGAACCAAACGGAGCAACCGCTACCCTCTGTGATAATATTGAAAATATTCGTGCCCAACTAAAAACGAACAGAAATGTTGAAGAAAAAGTACAAGCCAAGTCGGCTGAATAAATGGTACACTAAACACTTCGTTCTGACCCCGTGTATGCGGGGTCAGGCAGAAGTTACTGAAGTAGTGCTTGTTTGGTGGTGTTTTATGTCGTTTTTATATAACGATAGTTTGCTCAATATAATTTGTGCGCATGGCGCAACCTTTATAGAAATATTAAAGAAGGAAAATGACACCTATACGCAACAATTTGTTTTTAATGCTAATGGTGAAACTATGTGTATTCCGTCCAGTAAAGGGCGAAGAGAAAGATATTTCAAACAAATCAACGGGATTATTTACGAAATTACGTATGATACCCCACCTGATGAATAACAATTAAATATCAACGATTATGCTAATTTATTTGAATGGAATACCCCTGCAAGGTAATTCAAAAACACAACGGGTTCAATCCGCATTACCTTTGTCACGTATTGTTGAAGTGACGGAAGTGGAACAAGTGCCCCGATTTGATAACAAATGGGTGTTTAGCATTCGGCTTGACGATGGGCAAGTTGTGTGCTCTGAACCTTGCGAAATTCAGCAAGAAGCTGAAATGCGCCAATTGTCCACAGTAAGTCAAATTAATGCTTTAGAAGTGTACGAGCACCGTTTAAAATGTGATTTGCCCGTGTCAAACATTGCTTGTCATTATGTGGATGTAGCTAAAAAACAATTGATACAATTTTCGTTAGACCCGTTGTATCCAGTATTCACTATTAAAATTTAATTTCATGGAAATAGTTAAATATGCCATAGCCTACAAGTTTTTGCTTGGAGAATTGCCAAGATATATAGTGCAATCCATAAACATTGACGAAAATCTTGATGCTGATTTTATGCACCGCCTTTGTGAATCATTGGTAAAAGGACGAGAAGTGGCAGACACAAGGCACTTTGGCAAACCTTATATTATTGGGGCTTTCACTAACAATCCAAAATTTCCTAACTTTTGCTTTGCATGTAACACAAACGCTGATTTGAGTATTTGCCGCACATGCAAAATGAAGAAACAGGCGTTGCAGGCTTTAAAAGAGCAAGAGACTCCTGATAATTTAGGTCAGGAAGAAGAACAGAAAAACCAAAGTTTTGACCCGAATAATACGCCAAAAGAAAGAATGAAAGAGCCGTATTATTGCTTCGTTTACGAAGGAACATTTATGAAGATGTCAGAAAATGGTGACAATCCTCCTATCAGCAAGCTAATATTGAAATTTTACGAAAAGAAGCCTCTTGTTCTTAACGAATGGTTGCAGAACAAATTCAAGGAAGAATTTGAAAAACAACAAAAAGAATTCGGCTGGAGCTTGGTAGGTTTGACCCTCGTTAATGTTGAGCCAACAGGCAGTTATTCTGACCCCTCGTGTTTCCACCCTAACGAACCTTACAGAATGTATTGGGTACGTGTGCAGGATATGTCTCAGAAAGAGGGCGGTGTAAACTGGATTCCAGGATTTGAACAGAACGGTAAAATGTGGAGTGTTATCGGTGAATTGCTTGACCCCGACAGCCCAGATGACACCCGCCCGTTCCATAAATCCCCGTTTGATGATTATATGGTAGTGCGTAAACCCGAAAATTAACCCTCTATTGCCATTTTATATTGAGCACCGGACAATTGCTTCGGTGCTCTTTTTATTTGCCTGTATAGACGCTTAAAATGCGTTATGCTTGTGGAACTTCTTTTGTGTTGACTGATGAAAATTGCGTATATTTACACACTCTTAAAAATGCGTAGAAGAGTTAGTATTAACTTAAAATTATCAAATCATGTACAAAGACTTTGTAAATGTAACCCCTGAAAGCGGTGGCGCAGGCACTACTCCGATAGTTGTTGCCGCTGATGAAAACGAAGGAGCTGCACGCAGCACTTCACTCAATATTGCGGGTGGCGGTGTGACACGAACTGTCTCTATCACTCAAAAGAAAATGCTTGTGGAAAACCAAATTGAAGTTAAATATTGGTTAGACGCAGCAACTAGCGGGGCAGGCAAGTCAATTTATTTGGAAGCCTATGCAAACAATGATGTAGCAAGCAACCTGAAAATTAACTTTAGCATTGACCAACAGAGACAGACAGGCGAATGGGAAACCAACACTCCAGTAGAAATACTGATAAATACTGGAGATAACGCTTCCACAACTTATGAAATTCCATATTATGATTACGGATGGCGTTTTCATGAAGAAGTGGCTACTATTACCCCTTCTCAAGATGAAGATTTTATTTATGATTTTGCAGGATTCATTGAAGAATTTAGGGCTCCAGAAATTGGTATCTGGAAAATAAACACGCTTGCAGGAGAACCACATGGAGGAGAAGCAACAAACCCATCAGCCGTTTATCAAGTTTCTTCAAACGCTGACTTCAAAAAAGTTTTGACTTTTGCTTCTTTGGGTGGAGTTACTTTTTATGATGAACGTCGTTCAGCAAGTATGACACTTACTTGGTTACAAATTCAATATTCAGATGAAATTGGGCAAAAGCCATACGCTATTTCTGTTCGGGGTGACTTTACAGGAGTATCAGAATTAAACACTATGCTTTGGAATGGTAAATTCCAAAATGGAGTTATTAATGCAACTTATCAAGCCCAATTTAAAATAGATGGCGTTATTCGCAATTTTAGATGGCGAATTCAAGGAGCACACATTTAACGTATAAATAACGGGGAACTCCGGTTCCCCTATTGTTTCACTTAATAATTATAATTATGAAGAAAGATTTTGTAACAATTACCCCAGATACGGGGGGGCTCGGCTACTCCACAAGTAACCGCTGAACCCAATGTGACGGCACAGTCACGCTCAACAACTCTCAATTTTGATGCCAACGGAAAGCAGCTTAAATCCGTTCAAGTCAATCAACTCGGTATTCCATGGTTCATAAATGTGTGTACCGCCATTCAGGGCGAAATAACTGAAGCCAATACAAACGTCGGTCACTTGTTAAAAGAGGTGGACTTTTCTCCTAGTGGAGACGGTGGCAGTATGCAAAATATTCCATTCTTTCAGTATGATTTTGAAATAAATAATTTCAATTACACCAGTAAGACGGTTTGGTATTTAGTTCTGGAAGCTAATATATTAGGTACTTTGATTGATACCAATACGGAATATTTAATTCTGGAATTTGATTTAGGCAAAGGAGATGGGTGGGAACGAATGGAATTTATGTGGGAAAATACCTTTGAGGGCTATCAATATTGGCGCAATACGACACCCAACGTTTACCCCAATGAATATCCGACAGTTAAAACTGTCCAAATGCGAGTTGGAATTGGTGATAATACTGACCCAGAGCCTATTCATACTTATCTTGCTCAATTTACAGTAAATATCGTATTAAGCCCCCGACCCTAGCGTAGCCGACATGATTTGATTACGCATTTGGATAAGCCGGAAAATTTTCCGGCTTTTTCTTTGTTAATCCAATTAATCTGCCTATCTTTGGGGCGTCAAATTAAAATGGATTTAGTTATGGTAGTACAGCTAGTTAAAACAACAGTAAAGGCGGCAGCCGGAGTTAAAGAAACGAATTACGCTGCAATTTTAGATGCAGATATGCGACAGGTGGGATTTATTACCGATGAAGGAATTTTCCTAGAACTGTATAACTCCAAATTACAGGCGTGCGGGGTAGGTGCATACCAGAAAATAGATACAGGCGATGCCAAACCGTTTAGATGGTTGTGCAAGATAGTAGAAGATAATTGGGACGCTATGTACGACCGTTATACTTTGGCGATAAAAGGATAAGGAAAGATATTTGGATATACGTATAATAGACGTTGACATAACATTATCTTATTATTTAAGCGAAACACCTTTTAAGTTTATCCAGAAGCGTCTGGAGTTAGCAAGATGAAACCCGTGAGGGCGAATATTGTCGTAGTAACAAGAGTTTTAAAGATTATGTTTATTGATTGGCACGGGGCGGAGAATATTCTCCGCCCTTGCTTTTTCAAAGAAATTGATTTACCTTTGTATTTTAAACAACCAAAACGATGAGACCTTTAGTGATAGTTGGAACCTGCAAAGAATTGCATAAGTGCGCTCGGTTGCTTGACAGGTTTGGATATATACCTGTCAATTGCCGGATACCTACGTGTGACAATCACGATGGGGGCTTTATTATACTCAATCGTGAAGGAGAGTTTAGGTTCTCAACATGCAATTTGTACGCAAATTTGGACTGCATGGTAACAGCCTCTGACTTCCTAAAGAATTACGGGGGTTTAGGAATACGCAGCCCGTACAGCCTAAAGAACGTCTATTTTGCCTGCACACTTGGTTTGTTGGTTATGGGTATGGAAGGAAGCCTTCCTGTCGGTAGAATGTGGCTATTGGCTTTCTTTGCTATCAATATACCACTACATTTTAAAACGATTAAAACATGGTTTACACATGGGAAAGAAAGAAGATTTGGAAAGAGAAGAGCAAAAGCTGATAAAGATTAAGTTATTGCTCGTAAAGGATTTTGAAGAACTGGATAAGGGGGAGTTACAAGTATTGCGTAACTATACCCGTGAAGTGTACCACATTGCGGGTGAAATAAAATTGGGAATAAACGAATTGCTCAATGCTTATTTAATTTTTAAACGCAAGTTTATCACCACTTTGGAAACTGTTGTGGTGTGCCCTTATCCGATGATAGAAGCGGGCGGGAGCTTCGTAGCTGCACAAACTACGTATGCTCCAATAGCTGTCACGACGTTTGACGGAGTTTTTAGCTCCTATAAGGAAACTTTTACTATTAACGGATGGCAAAGTTTACCCGTGCTCACAGTGTTCTATTTTGACGACCGTACCGAGGTGTGTTGCCTTGCTCCTAATGGACATTTTTGCCGGATAACGAGTAAGATTTTGCAGTTTGATATATAATGCGTATATTTGTTGCATCAGTCATGAATGAATAGAGTTAGTAAATTGGTGTTTGAAGGCGAGCCGCTTTAGGTAGTGATACTAGAGGCGGCTCTTTTATTTAGTACCATAAAAGAAGCCCGTTTCACAACGGGCTTTCTTCGTAATAATCCATGATTATGGAAATAAAGGAATTATTATAAGAGATATTGTATATTAATTTCTAGGCTTTACGCCTTTCTTTTCAAGAAGTTCTTTATATTCATCAACTGGAAAATACATTCGTCCAAACTTTTCAGCCCACTTTTCAGGATAAATAGTAACGTACTTATCATGGTCGTGAATAGTGGCACAGGCGATGATACTTGGTAGTCCAATAATTAGCAAGTAAAGCCACCCTGACCAACGGGAATTAATGTGATGCCCGTATTCGTGGCTAGCCGTGTCCAATCTGTTGTAAGCCACCTCACTAATGATAATGAAATGTCCAAGTGTGACACTACTCGTACCACCCTTTTTAAAGTAAAAAGCACCCCCGCAGTACCCAATGTACCGCCAACGTGTGAAAATGGCTAATAGAAGCCCTAAGAGGCTTTGTGGCAGCATCCAAACGATGAGCAACAGGTGTACCAACACACAAGTGAGTTTCCCTTTTGGGTTGAACAGTGGAAAATCATCCTTTGTGACATCCACGCAAAAATTTTCATTCTGGGCGGTTTTGAAATCTTCGTTACCGCTCGCAGTCTTGGTTTGTAGTTTTTCTTTCATAAGCCAATAATTTTCGGCAAATTTACAAATTATTTTTCTCAATAAAATCCTCTACTTCACTGTCAGTAGCGGGTCTAATCTTTAGGATATTCAGGTTATCCAAGTCAGATTGTAAAATAGGAAAAGGCAACCGAGTCCGTCCTGACGGAGTAATATACCACCTGTTTTCGTCATCTCGCAAAAGGATGGTATCTGGTGTATCTTCGTCTACAAAGATTTCATCTGTGTAGGCTAACATCATTTCTGACCAATCCTTTTCTAGTCCTTCTTTTGGTGCTCGGTTCAGCCCTGTTCCACTGCCTAGTCTGGGGTTAAGGAAATCTTCTTTGGTTGGTGCAGGTGTTCCACTGCCTTGCAAACCTGTTAGGAGAGTGGTGGTGTGATGTTGTGCGTTTTCCGCAGTAAGACGGGTCACCTCTGCCACTAGTTGCTCTTCTCTGATAGCGTAGTCATTCACTTCACGTTGGAGCTCCCTAATTTGTTTGTCCTTAACAAATATCTGTTTTTGTAGGCGGTCAATTTCCGCTTCCAAATTTAATTTCTGCAATATTTTTTCCTTTTCTGGCATAATCTTTTTGGATTGTTACAGAGCTTATACGTTGTCGGGGTTTATCTTTCCAAGACTTTTAGGAATCACCGCTGAGGATTTTTGTCGTAAGGGGGCTCCAGGGGTTTCTTTATATTATTTATTTAACAGTGAATGAGGTATTACGTAGTAATACCGAAATGAGCTAGTAAATAAATAATATTTTATTATCATGATAATCAATTGATTGGGATTGACGTGCGTACGCGAGGCTCTTCCCAACCCCTTGTGCACGTGTATGTGAGGGGGCGTGCATGGACATGAGGACTGGACAGATAGGAAATATGGACTGACACCACGATGATGCGTATAAGGGTCAAAAGCCAATTGGGAGCGTCACATCTGTGGCACTATCGGCTCCGGTAACTAGGCTCATGCAGATATTGACTTCAGGTTTATCTCACATTTGTCTTGTTTGAATTTTTAAGATTTGTTTTTATTTGACATTGATTGGGGCAGGGGGCGCACAGCCCCCAACTCTTGCCCGTTTCCCACCTAATTAGACAGGACGTTTAGGAATTACCCAAATTTTATGTATCTTTACACCGATTAAATTGTTTTGAACTAAAACTTTAAAGATATGAAAACAGTTTCACAAAAAGTAGAGGGTTTCCTTTATAAAACAGCTTTAGCAAATCCGGGAGGCATCCCAGTTCCGGTGTCTATCCAAAGAGCTTTTGCGGTGGGTGTTCCAACAGAAGATGTAACCGCTCAAAGTTTCGAGCCTGACACAATGCAACAGCCGGAAGGATTTTTGATAATCCCGTTAAAAGCGGGTACGGTGAAAGTGCATTTGGTTGGAGCTTCCACTTTTGAGGACTACACAATTAGTGAAGCAGAAATTTCTGCTTGGATTGGAAAACCAACTCCTTATCTGGTTGACAAAGTGTACAAAGATGGGACAACAGCCGAATTGAATATTGGATGGTAAAATTAAAAATAAGACAAGTATGGAAAAGAAAATTTCTTTGGCTACATTTGAACAGGTAGCCGCAGATAATGGTTATGAAGTGTTTACCGCTGAAGAGGTGGCTGCATACTACAAAGATGGCTTGCAGAAAAGTATGAAGAATGAATTAACTTCTGATGAAAAGGAGTTGTTTGCGGCTGACATTGCTTTCTTGCAAAAAGCCATTTGTATTGATGAGAATGGTAAAGAGGTGACACGTTATTTCCGACCGGAACAAGTGAATTGGGAAAAGACAGAAGATGGCGTGCTGTTGAAAGGTATTGCCGGAGTTTTTGCCGATACTCCTACTAACAGAAAATTGAATCGTGTTGGTGAGGCTTTTGTACCGTCACCGGATTTTATGAAGTCTTTGGAAAGCGAGGAAATTGACGAAGACATTATTAAAGCCATGAGAACAGGGCGTTACGCTGATACTCCTGAAAATCGTAGACTGCACCGTGTCGGTCAACCTTATGCAAAGCGTGAGGGCAAAGGCACAGAAGAAACTGACAAAGAAAAGAAGCGTGTGGGCGATACAAAGGCTGAAATAGAAAAGTTGGACGCTAAGTATGGCAAAGTATATGCCGCCCTAGGAAAACGCAAACAAGAAGCCTTAGAGAGAGGAGATAAGGCAGAGGCAAAACGTATGACGGATGCCATTGCCCGCATGGAAAAGGAACACGATGCTGAATGCGCCAAACTTAAAGAAAAAGAGGGTGGTGAAAAAGGCGACGAAAAACTGCACGCAAAAGCCGACGAACGTAAAGGCGGTGAAAAGGGTGATAAAAAGCTGCACGAAGAAGCTGAAAAGAAAAAGAAAGAGCCTAATCCGGGTTCCAAGAAAAATCCTTTGAAGATAGACAGCATTAAGGATATTCACAAAGATGCCGCCTATCAGAAAATTACCATTGACGGTCACGAAGCTACTATTGTGAACCGTGGCACATACGACGAAGATACTCACAAGCCGATATATTATGTTGAAGCAGGCAGTCAGACGCACGCATATACAGGCTTGGACATGCTGAAAGAAAAGATTGAGGAATTTGTGCGTGTTGCCAATGGTGGAAAGGCAGACAGTGACGATAAAAAAAAAAGTGAAGTAACACCCTCTGAAGCATCCAAATCTTTCTTTGAAAGCAAATTTAAGAATTTAAAATGGAAGAAAGGTGGTGATGAAGATTACCCAAGTGTTGTCGCTCACAAGAAATTTAGAGGCGTGCCTATTGATATAGAAATTGATGAAGATGGGCAGGGAGAAATTATTATTGGTGATGCCGACGAAGGAATTGAGTTTGGGGCACTTACATCTGAAAAAGCCGCAAAGGAACTTTGGGATACTATTTTAGAGGAACTTGAATATTACGAGGACTAAAATTAAGAAAAATGGAAGATTTATTAATGAAATCAGTGAATAAACATTACTTTCCTGAAAAGGAACGTAAAGAGCTAGCCAAAGAGGGCGAAGCCATGCCAGATGGTTCTTTTCCTATTCGTAACGAACAAGACTTGAAGGACGCCATACGTAGTGTCGGTAGAGCTAAAGACCCCGCAGCCGCTAAACGGTGGATAAAGAAGCGTGCCAAAGAAATGGGTAAAGAGGCAACGTTACCGGAAGATTGGAAATAATTTAAGAATTTCGGTGGCACTATCTGGGATATTCGTTTTAAATGTTTATCTTTGTAGTGCCACTTTAATTTTGATTAGATATGGACGATATAGAAAAATCACGCCACGGTCGGTATGAAGACAACGCTAAGAACAGGCGGCTTCATCGTGTAGGTCAAGAATATGGCAGTAAGAAGCAGGAAGACGAAACTGTTGACCCTAGCAAATTAACTCTTGACCAATTACATAAGGAAATCAATGAGTTGGGGCACATATTAGGCGGTAGGATTAAGGATGGTAGACGTACAGAAGATGTGGAAAAGCGTATTTCTGATTTGCTTAAATATGCTCCTGATAAGGTATTGGAAAGCACCTTAGAAGCTCTTAGGACAAATGTCAAGCCAAACCCGACCGCAAAGATTGCCGCCAAACTGACGGAAATGGAAATTAACCGTCGCAAAACAGAGGGTTCTGCAAAACAGACTGAAAAGAAAGAAGAAACTCCTAAGGAAGAGCCAAAAGCTCAATCTGAAGAGCCTGAAACATATACCCGTGTAAAGTTTGACGATATGCCTCAAAGCGGAAAGGTTAATCTTAAGAAATATCTTTCTAATAAAATTAGGGCAGAGGTTGACAAGGCTTGGAAGGACAAAGCTAAAATCGGTGACAAAACTTTGCAGGACATGGAAAAGGGTATGGTTGCAGAGTTTAACAAAAATTTTGACAATCTAAGCAAGTCAAAACGAGCCGAAGCCCTGTACAGTATTATGACGGTTAAGGCAGAAATAGCCCGTCGGGGTAGAGGGGCTAAAACCGAGGAAAAACAGGAGGAACAACCTGCACCTAAAACCGAACCTGCAAAGGAGGAGCCTAAAAAGGAGTACAAGAAACCCGAATCCTTTAATGAGCTTTACACCAGAGTTCGAAACGCATGGGCGGATATCATGGAAACAAAGCCTAGGGAAGTAGCTTTTACTAAGCCTAAAGAAGTGGCTGAAATGGCTTCTGCATTTTTCCCTGGAACAACCATATCTAAAGTAGATGGGGAGGAAGAATATATGGTTCAATATCCTGGGGATGCAAGTAGGTTTATGCGTATTGATAAATATACGAGTTCTCCTAAAGCCCTGATTGATAAAATAAGGATGTTTTTATCTATGGATATGGACATGCGCACTAAACAGAATTTTTCAAATGATGAAAGAGAAAAATTTGATAGGATATTTGAGCTAGTTGCGGAAAGTGTGGCTGATAAGGCACTTGCTAAAGATATGAGTGCAGCCCGCACAAAAGCATTTGAAGAACAGGTTGCTGAAAACAATAAGAATATTTCTAAGAATGTTGGGATAAAACAGGGCAAACCGATGAGCTTTGAGGAAGCTAATCAGGGGCGTGGAAATCCTAAATTTCGTACTAACAAACTTTATGGCATAAATTGTCAAACGTGTGTGGTAGTGCATGAATTGCGATTAAGAGGATTTGATTTGGGTGCTAAGCCAAGAGCAAGTTCTACACAAGAAGCAATGGCGAGGGATAGCACCTTTGCATGGATAGACCCGCTAACTGGACAGCAACCCGAAGTTGTGAGAATAACTTGTGCTCCAGATAATAAAACAATTAAGGTTAGAAAAAGCCAGAAATCAAAGTCGGATTTACGTAAAAATATTTTAGAAGCTACAAAAGAGACTGGACGTTATAATTTTTCTTATGGATGGGTTAGCGGTAAGGATAGTGCGGGGCATATAATAACCGCTGAAAGGCACGCTGACGGGAATTTGACATTTTACGACCCTCAAAATGGGAAGAATGTACCTATGGTAGAATTATTGGATGAGGTTAGTCCTAAATATTTGTGCAGGATAATTCGAGTAGATAATTTACTTATTAAACCGAATATTGTTAAAGATTACGCAATGCATTATGAGTAAAATGACAGAAGAAGTAACTCGGGCGATAGCCACGAAGTTCCTAGACGGAATAGAAGGATTTAAATTGATTAAGTTAGAAAACTACAAAAACTATGTAGTTTATCTTGCTTTTCCAGATGGCGTGACAGGCGAAATAAATGTCGGACGTCCTATTTATGTACTGATTGATGAATTGGGCAAAGCCCGATACGCTACGAACAAAGAAACTAACGAATTAATGAAGCGTGCGAACCCTGACGAGGACTAGCGGTTTTCCAATTTACTCTTTTTATTATACATTTGTACCGTTTAAAGGTAGAACTAAAACATAGAAAAGATGAAGAAATATGTTTATTCAAAAGGTGAAGAAACAGTAACCGTTGAAACCGATGGTCTAGCGGCTATCAATAATTTTATGGTGACAGGTCTTATCGGTCAGAATTACGGTGGGTTGGTACACGCTGGATTGGCTTTTAAGATGGGGGATACAGTAAGTATTCCGGAAATGCTGAATGCAGCTAAAAGATGCGAATGTAAAGTAGAGTGTTATGAGGGTGGCACACTTATCATTGATGAGAGTGCTGACTTTACAGGTGGTGACCCCGAACCGAAGGGAATTATCTTTGGTTTGTCACTTGGTGTCGCTTTCAATGAAGCAACCTACAACAGTGTAGTTCCGGCTTCCTATGTTGAACAATACCCGTATTCGGCTAGCAAAGATTCTTTGCCGTGGTTGGTGGCAAAGTTTGACAAACAGGGGGGAGACGATGATGAATATCAGGTTAAAGTTTGGGCTGACGATGCACAGCTTTCATTCAAAAATGTTCCGGAATCTGTTGGTACAGTTAGTGCAGACGGCAAGGTGCTTACTTCTAAAGCAAAGGAGTACATTATGTTTGACATCGTACGTGACCTGACTATTTACAATCCAAAGGCGGTGACTTGGTTTACAATCCAATTCATTTACGATAACCGTACTTACGAAGCAAAGGTATTTGTCACCCCTAACACGATTTAATTATGGGTAATAGAGGGAAACGTCAAAGACTGAACCAAGCCCAACGGGGAGCCACGCAACAGGCTCCCTTTGAAGCATTGGAAGGTCTTAGTATGGAGGAACTGAACGCATTAGCGTCAGCCGCTCCAATAGCCCTACGCAACAGGCTAGAGAAGTCTTTAAACTCTGAAAATTTTGAAGAGGTGTTAAAGGCTCAGAATTTTATAGCACAGCAAAAAGGCGGACGCAAACTTCCCCAACCTGAAATAAAATCAATTCTTTGGAACCCGTCTGAAATTGGTTTCAATGGTAAAGGATATCGCGACCCTGCAACGGGCTTTTCTTTCAATACGCTCAATCGCATGGGCGATATCTTTATTATTAAATCCATTATCAATACTCGTATTGAGCAAGTGCAAAACTATCTCAAATACAGTAATGATGACCAGAAGCCCGGATATCAGATACGTTATAAACAATCTCCGGGGTCAGTGGGTGATAAGGATAAAAAGGAACTTAGTGATAAAGACAAGAAAATTGTTGATTACATTGTTAAGTTTCTGGAAGAGGGCGGGGAAAATGAGAAGTGGGACTGTGAAGATAATTTCCAGGAGTTTACCCGCAAGGTGCTAAACGATAGTTTGCGTTTAGACCAAATGTGCTTTGAAGTAGTACGTAGTCGAGATTTGAAGTTAAAGAAGTTTCGTGCCGTGGATGGTGCGTTAATTCGGCAGCTAGATACGAACGACCCCCGCTATGCGCAAATGTTTGAACAGTTCCGATGGCATGGGTATCTTCCCCGTTATGCTATGGTATGGGATGGGCAAATTATTCGCCACCCTGTTACAGGGGAATATGTAGCTTTTTATCCTTGGGAGCTTGGATATGGCATACGTAATAAGACAACTAATGTATTCAAGAATGGCTACGGATGTAGTGAATTGGAAACATTAGTAGAAATTGTTACGTGGATATTGTGGGGTATGCAGTACAACGGAAACTTCTTTAAACAGGGAAGTCAGCCGAAAGGTTTTATTAATGTAAAGAACGGGAATATTGACCAAGGAACATTAAACGAATTCAGACAGGATTGGAAGCAAACAATGTCTACCGTTTACAATTCTCACAAAATACCCGTTGTACAGGGCATAGACCTTGAATGGATTGACTTGCAAAAGAATAACCGTGACATGGAGTTTACTGAATGGGTGAAATTCCTATTAGTGATTGCATGTGCCGTATATCGCATAGACCCGAGTGAATTGGGCTTTCAGTTTGAGGATGCAGCACGTATATTCGGACAAGAGGGGCAAAAGGAGCGTCTAGACCATTCTAAACAGAAAGGTTTGACCCCGTTGTTGGTATTTTACCAGAACGTTATTAATAAGTACATAATCAGCGAAATTGACGACCGTTTAGAGTTTGCTTTTACGGGTATTGAAATTGAGGATGAGGAAGCACAAGTTAAGTTAGACGTTCAGAAGATACAGAACGGTTTTGTTTGTCTTGAGGATATGTTTGAGAAATATAGCGGTCGCCCGTTTGACCCTGAAAAGGATACAATACTTAATAGCGTGTACCAACAGGCGCAGAGTGCTAAGATGATGGGCGGTGACTATATGAACGATATTGCCGAAGAAGACAAGACAGATGCCGACAAAGAAATTGACAAGTTATTCATGGAGAAATCTATAAATGGCAATCCAATTTTAGGCACTGCCTTAGAATTTATTGACAAACAATTAGGTAGAAGGAGTTGATATGGAAAGGGCTGTTTCACCAAGAATAAAACATCACGTTGACCCGCTACGTTATCCAAACATTCAGGCGAAGTATGAAAACAAGGCTAAAAATTCGTTTTCGGCTGTCAGGGTGTTTGGTGAATTGGTGGAAGAAATGGTGGCAATTACCAAGGAGAAGAAATAATGCTGTTTACAGAAAAAGACATAAAGCAGATACTAGGAATTATTGATACAGCAGTGGCGAAGATGGTTGCGGAAACACTAGGTAAGGACTACTTAACGCAGGCAGATTTGACAATGCTGAAAAACAGGGGCGTGGACTTGGTTAAATTAATACCCAAGTTTCCGTCCCACTATCAAGCCTTTTTATTTGGTCGTGTTTCGGCTGCCATTGGAACGCAGGCGTCTCGGTCAATGAGTTATACTGATTTTGAGAAGTTTCTGGCAAATATGGGCTTATTTGCTCCTACTACGAGGGAAATGGCTTTTTATAGTATAGCCGCTAAGAAAACATACACTCACATAAAGGGGCTAGGGGAAAGGCTTAAAAATGATGTAAGGGCTTCTATAGACGCAGAAGAGATAAACTACCTTGCAGCACAAGAAGCGGCACGCCAAAAGGGTGAAGAGGTGCTAGCTAAAGAAATAGCTGATGGCACACTGGAAAAACGTACTGTTCAGAAAATTACTTCCAATATTGCTAATCAGATGAATGATTGGCAAAGGGATTGGGGGCGTATTGTAGAAACAGAATGTCAGGATGTGTACAATATGGGGCAGGCGCAATATATGATGACATTAGCCCCCGACCCGTTGGTGTATTTTGATGTTTTTCCCGGAGCGTGCAAACATTGCATCAGGTTGTTCCTAACAAATGGAGTTGGAAGTAAACCTCGTGTTTTCAAACTTTCTACGTTGCTTGCTAATGGCACTAATTACGGGGTAAAAGTACGTGATTGGAAAGCCACCATTCATCCAGTTCATCCATTTTGCCGTTGCGATTTGCGTTATTTGCCGCAAGGTTACGAATGGAATGAGGAGACAGGTAGGTTTGAGCCGCCTAAAGATTATAAGCCACAAGTAGAAAGGAAAAGCAAAGTTAAAATAACAATCGGAAATAAAGAGTATTTAGTATGAACCTGAAAAAGTTGTTAGGGCTGCAAACAGCCCAAGAAAAAGTTGAAGAATACAAGGGGTACAAGAACCGCTTGAAACAGCTTGATGAATTGGGACAGGAGTTGGCTGATAAATTTATGTTGCAAAAGTCAATCATAGATGATATTGCCACGTTGCCCGAGAGCAAACGAACTGAAGTGTTTGACAGTTATAACGCCTTTATGAAGAGCCACCAAAAAGAAGTGTCAGCAGCCGTTTCTGAACGGGCACGCATTATTAAGTCCATGGAAAAGTTACGTAATGACGATGAAGTGGGTAAAGCGTGCAGTGACATTGATTTGTTGGATGAAGCCCGTAGTAGGTTTAAAGCGGGCACACTTGCAAAATCGGTTTATTTTGACATTATAAAGAGTGTTACAGGTGAGCCGACAAAGTATGCTGATGTGCTTGCATTTAACAAGCAGGGTCAACTCCTCATTTTGCATCGTGTGACCGATTTTACGCCTAATGGAACAGTTTGTATTCCTGGAGGGCACGTTGACCCAGGAGAGGACTTTATGACGGCTGCATTGCGGGAATTAAAGGAAGAAACCAATTTAGACCCTCTACCTGAAGCGGGTGTTCTTGAATTGGGGGAGTACAAAACGGCTGATGCACATATTAAGTATTATCAAGTAGCAGTTGACGAATTTCAACCTGTTACGTGCGATGCGATGGAACATTGTTATCACGAATGGATAAATCCTGCCGAAGTACCTTTGCGTCCGTTTATTTTTGACCAAGGAAAAATCGTAACAAAATTTTTGATGCAGCCCCATCAGGAAGTTCTTGCTATGCCGCTAATGAAAGCTCTTGAAGAGGGTAGAATTACCTCTGATTTGTTTGTGCCTGCATTTAGCCGCATATTAAAGAAAGCTATTGGAACAGATGACGCAAAACCATTGATGCCTGAAAGTATGGATAGCAGCGTTAAGACGATTGCCCAACCTGCACCACCTCCGATGACAAAGAAAAAAGTCATTGTACCTGTACGTGACCCGATGAAGAATTTGGAACAAGTAATGAAAGCCATTGACGGGGAAAGTGAAATAAAAATTGGTGACAGTTGTTTAAAGCTGGATGAGCCTATTGCAGTGTTTGAAACTAAGTACAAGTCCGACCCGACCACCAACCGTTTGACAGAATGTGAAATTGTGTATGACGGAGACGAGGTAAATATGCGAATTTTACTTGATAAAATGAGAAGCGGTTTGTTAGCGGGTTCTGTGAAAGTACGGACACTTAACGATGATTTCTTAATGGCAAATGAAAACGGAACCGATTACGTTGGTGATGCGGTATTTGTGCCTCTTTGAAAAGATTTGTATTTTTGTCCAGAATTTAAACTGTAAGACATGAAAAAGAAAACCTCAAATGATTTTAATTTCTGGTTGCCTATTGATTTTATGAAATCTGAGGAAGCCACCCAATATGAACGGGGGGATGACCGGAGATACGAAAATATGGTCTTTGAGGGTATTGCGAGCGACAGCAGTGAAGATTATCAAGGAGATAGCATGGAGCCAAATGGCTTCGTTATAGATTACTTCTTAAAACACGGGTTGTTCAACTTAGACCACTTGACCGTTCGTGCCAAAGAGCTGAAAAGCCGTTTCTGGATTGGCGAGCCATTGGACGGTAGAATCATCAATAACAAATTTTGGGTAAAGGGTAAACTCTGGTCAGAAAGCCCCGAAGCCCGTGCCTTTTGGGACAAGTGTATTGAGATGAAAGAGAGTGGCAGTACACGACGTCCGGGAATGTCCATAGAGGGCAAGGCACTGGAGCGTGACCCCAAGAATGAAAAGCATATTACGAAAGCAATTATCAATAATATTGCGTTAACGTTTACCCCTGTGAACTTTAACTCCTATTTAGATTTTGTTAAGGGTGTGCAAGAGCAAGATTTCATTCCTACGGGTTCTCTTATCAAAAGTCGTTTGGATAGAGACATTATGTTTGAAAAAGTTATCGGAGATAAACGGATAGTTATCGATTCAAAATTCCGAATTATTGAAGAGAAAATTTGATAGGACATTTTTAGGAAAAGAAATTAAGCTATAATTTTAACCAAGAAAAATTGAAGATTATGTATGTATTAACATCAGAACAAAAAGAAGATGCTTTGGTTAAATCGCTATTAAGTAGTGATTTTTCTGAGGAGACAGTAGCGGAGTGGATTGCCACAGGTGCTATTGACTTGGCTAAGTCTACGCAGTACGGACCCGATGACCACGGAGAGGGTGCAGGGGATGACGTTCATGAAAAGCGTGACAAGAAACAAGAAGAGGACGAAAAGAAGGAAAAGAAAGAAATTGAGGACGAAGACGAAGATGCTGATAAAGACCTTGAAAAAGGTAAAGGCAAGAAAGATTGCGACATGGGCGGTGATAACAAACCTGACATTGCAAAGTCTTTGGGCTTGGATGCTTTCTACAAATCTATGTCCGAAGAGATTTTGGGTGCAGTAAACACGCAGAACGAAGAGATTTTAAAGTCTATTCCTGCAATTGTTGAGCGTACTTGTGAAGCGTATTTCAATCCCGTAATAGACCGCATTGAGAAGTCTATGGAAGGAATGAAAACGGCTATTGAATTGTTTGGTAAACAAGCTCCAAGTTTCAAAACTTCTGGTTTGAGCCAAGCTATCATTGAAAAAAGTATTGCCGAGGGCGGTGGTATCAAAGACCAAGTAGGTAAAACTTCCTTGAGTGCAAGCCGTGACCGTTTGGTGGTACGTGAACTTATACTTAAATCCATTCAGGAAGAGGAAGACAAAACCCTTGCGAAGTCATTGAATGACAATGCAATGGCATACATTCTTGACCCGATTGGTGGTGCTATTGGTGAACCTGTTGCACAATACCTGTACGAAAAGAAAGGCGTGCGTCTAGTTAAATAATTTCGTGAAGTGAAACTTTTAAGATTAAAATAATATGGATTTATACAATTATCAAGGGCAGAACAACGATAATCCGTTGGAAAGCATGACCGCTGACGAAATTTTGAAAGCGATGGAAGCTGGTCTTATGACTGGTATGCAGTACGATAATCAGCTCAATAATGGTGGAGGTTTGAAACCTGAGAGCTTGGATTACGTGCTGAAGAATTTGGAAAACCGTTTAGACCAATTGGTATTCTGGAATGAATTGCCACGTCAACGAATTGAAAGTACCGTTCATCAGTACAATCAGTTGTACAAATACGGACAGAACGTGGGTATATTCAATTCTGAAGGCGAAACCCCGACAGAAACCGACAGTATTTACAGACGTAAATCTATCGTAGTTGCGTTCTCTGGTGTGACTGGACAGGTTACTCATCCGGGTATGATTGTGAAAACCGTTGTCGGCAGTTTGTACACTAAGGAAGTTGAAAATAAAACTATCCTGTTACAGACAGAGTTGGACAAAAAGGTTATCACTTCTAACCGTTCCAAAATTGAACAAGAGTTTGACGGTGTGTTCGCACAACACGTAGAGGGTATTAACGATATTACAGGCGGTTTGCTTGGTAAGACATCTGAACAGGTATTGGATGCTTATTTTGGTGACGTATCTGTAATCAACGCAAATGGTTCAGTATTGAACGACCGTATGGTTGAAGATGCTGCACAGGCTGTTGTTAACGACCGAAACGGTGTTATTGACCGTATCGTTTCAGCTCCTATTGTGTTTAACAACTATGTTAAACTGTTCCACGAAAGCAAGCGAGTTATCGTAGGAATGGCGGGTGGCGTTGTTGGCGCAACTATGGGTCAGTCTGTAAACGACATCCAAACTCAATTCGGTAAAGTTTCTGTAAAAGCCGACAAGTTCTTTGATTGGGCAGAAGCTATCAAGTTGGGTAATGCCAAAACTTCTGATAAAGCACCGAACGCTCCTATCGCTGATACAACAGCTCCGGCAGCAGCTTTCGTTGATGCTAAAACGAAGTTCGGTACAGTTCACGCAGGTAATTACCTGTATGCTGTAACAGCTAAGAACCGTTATGGTGAAAGTGAACCTACTTTGTTGACCGCTGACGCTTTAGCAGTTGGTGCAACTCAATCAGTAGCGTTGAAGTTCAAGAGTGCAGGTTCTTCTGCATATCCTGAAACTTGCTTCGTTATCTATCGTACCGAAGTAAATCCGGTGTCTAAGGACATTGCTGATTTCTATCCAATTTTTGAAGTAAGCAAAACAGAGCTCGCAGCAGGATGGGACGGTGCAGCCGAAAACACTGTTAACGACCGTAACCGTTGGATTGCTGGATGTAAATCCGCTTTGATTTACTTCAATGGCAGCGAAATCAACGAATACCTTGAATTGGGTGGTACGATGAAACTTGACTATGCTATTGTCGGTCCTCGTCGTTCGTTCTCTGTATTGAACTACGGTTCTCCGGTATTGTATCAGCCAGGAAAAATCGCACGTATCATCAACATCGGTAAAATTGGACTTCCGGTTTAACCAATAAGATACGTATAATAATGACGGGGTGTGGGGTTTACCCCTACACCCCGTTTATTTTATAAACTAATAAACAAAAGAGATTATGAAATTATTTTATGCAAAGGTCGGCACACAAGTTGTCAACATTAACGGAACAAGAGTAAAGTTTGACAACTGCATTGCAGAAGTAGAAGACGCATTTGGTGAAGAAGCTCTTGCACTTGGACTTCCGGGATTGTATGAGGACGGAACACAGCCCGCATTTCAAACTCCTAGAGAGGTTGCATTACAAGCAAGTGCGGCAGACAGAGAAGAATTTTTGAACAAAGAACTTGGACGCCTGACTAACATTAAAGCAGCGTTGGAGCAACAGCTTAAAGAAGCCCAAGCGGAAATTGAAGTGTGGAAATCGGAGTATCAAAAGGAGCACGATTTACGCATCAAAGAAGTCGGTAGTAAGGGCGCACCTCAAGAACCTGTAACAGCACCCGCTCCAACGGAAGAAGCCCAAGCAGAGCTCACAGAAGAGGAAAAATTGCGTGCAGAATTGGAGCTGATGACCAAAGCGCAAATTTTGGAATTTGCTAAAGAGGCAGAAATTGACATGACGCCTATTGCGAACGGCAAAAAGCCGGAAATGATTAACTTTATCATGAAACAATCTAAAGGAGAATAATCGTTATGGGACAACTTACATTGACGATGAAATACCGCAAGAACGAAGGGATGATTTTAAGCCCGACAGAAATTTTTGCGATATACCTGTATGGAATTAAAATACAAGGCGGAGACGGCACAAGTTTCAGCCCCGAAAGTATGCGCTTCTATATACAGGCAGCGCAACAGGAAGTAGAAAATTATTTCAACTTGAAATTGCGTTATCAGTTCATCGCCCTTGAAAAGTTGACCTTTTACCGAGCCGACTATTGGCAGTCATTCCCTATATTATTCACAAACTACCCCGTTAACAGACCAATTTCGTTGACGGGGCGGTTTAACCAATTGGAGCAAATAAGCTACCCGACGCAATGGCTTACTAATACCCGTAACAGCTACGGACAGTATAAGCGTCGTGTGTCTATTGTGCCAACAGGAACAGCCGTTGCGACTGCAAATGCCGAAGTTATTCTTAGTGGATTGACCACGCAGTTAGGCAGTCAGCATTTCTTGATGATACCTGATTATTGGGATTTACAGTACATTACCGGATTTGACTTGGATAACATGCCTATGGATTTAATTAATCTTGTCGGCAAGTTAGCAACGTTCGGTCCGCTAGGTATTGCGGGAGACCTTATATTGGGTGCAGGTATTGCGGCTCAAAGTTTGGGCGTGGATGGTCTAAGCCAATCTATCAGCTCTACTTCCAGTGCAACTAATGCAGGTTATGGAGCACGTATAATTCAGTATCAAAAAGAGATTGCTGAGACGGTTAAGAAGATTAAACTTGTTTATGATGAAATAAAACTAGGAGTATTATGACAGGTAGACCGATTAATAGTAGCACCCCGCCCGATATGTACGGGCAACCGCAGGTTTATTTCAGACCCAAGGATTTTGACGCTGCAATATGGTCTCACGGGTATGACATTACCTGTGAGCAAGCTATTAGATGCCCGTGTCAAGGAGCTTCTGGAGCCCCTATGCCTGGATGCCAGAATTGTCACGGTTCAGGATACTTCTATGTCAATCCAATACAAACTAGAGCACTAATTACAGGGCTGAACCGAATTACTCAATACGTACAGTGGGCTCCCGAATTGATGGGAACGGCTGCAATAACTGTAAGGGATACGGATAAAGAGCTTATTAGCTATTTGAATCGTATTGTAGTAAATGATGAATATGCGTGGTTTACTGAATTAAAAGTAGCTCACACAATGATTGATGATATTGAGGCGGTGTTTCTTTCTTATGCACCAATAGAAATTGAGGCGGTGTTTCTTTATATGGGGGCGGATGTTCCTTTGTATAAGTTAGACCCAACGGTGTATGAGGTATCTCCGAACAATAAGTATTGTGTTCAATTTGCGGCTGGAAATGTGCCAGAGGGGGCAGGGGTGTCCTTCCTGTACAAACATAGGGTAGAATATCACATTATAGATGCCCCACACGAAATTCGTGCCTCTATGCAAGCGAATAAGCAATCAGGAGCCTTAGAAGTGATTAAAATGCCATTGCAGGCAGTGGGTAGGCGGTCACACCTGATAGATATGCAGCGTCCCAATTTTGATGGGAGTGGTTTAATTTTTAACGATTATGATACCAATACACCTTGATTTGAGTGAAGTAGTGGCGGAGTTTTCTTTAACAGGAGAACAGGCTACGGAATTGGGGGCTAGTATTATCTCCCGTATTGTTACGGAATATACTAGCAAATGGGAAGATATAGTTGACAAAAATTTACGGCAAACCAGAAAGATATACAAGCGTGCAATGTATGTTGACCGCATAAGCCCGACCGAAGTGATATTTGGTTTGTCAGGTGGTGAGGACGGGTTGGCACTAGCTTTGGAAGAGGGGAAAGATGCGTATGACGAAAAGCCGTATTTTGCGGCTTCACCAAAACGTAAAACAAAGAAACTTGGTAATGGGTGGTATTTAACCGTACCATTTAGGCACGCCACTCCGGAAGCGGTTGCAGAAAGTGGAATTTTCCAGTCTGTTTTACCTAAAGAAGTGTATGACATTGCCAAACAAAATGCCGGAGCACCTGTAACAACAGCCCAACTTCCCCCGCAGTTTGCTCAATTGGGGCAGAGGGCGGAACTTAAAACCGCTCAAGGGGTTATTCCTTCCTATACACATAAATCGCCCAAATACGAAGGCTTAGTGAGGTTAAATATATCTTCTACTAAATCTGAGGATAGAGGCGGCTACTTTACATTTAGGCGAGTGAGTGATACGAGTGACCCACTAAGTTGGATACATCCAGGATTTGAGGCTCATAAGTTTATGAACAAGGCTTTGTACGAAGCACAAATTGAAACAGTTGCTTCAATGGCAATTGATGAATTTTTAAGTCAGATTTGATATGATAATAATTGCAAGAATAAGGCAGATAATTGATGGGCTGTTAAATTATGTCCAGTCAGACTATGAGGCTTTACCGGAAGAACAAACGTTTCTATATCAGATGTTTTATGGCACTAAGGATAGAAACTTTGATTTTTACGAGGAAGCAAAAAAGTTGTTTCTGCGACGTAATACAAGTCCTCGCAAATTACGCACGGTGTTGGAATACCCGTTGGATAAAAGCCATCTTCCGTGTGTTGTAATTCGTGAGCCTGCAAGGAAACAGGTGCATGATGCTCCTATTGGTGGCTATGGGCTTCCAGTAGAAGATTTATTTGGCGACCCCGAACATCAACGAGAGGGTTTTCGCCAACCGTCTTTTTCAAGCGTTTCAATTATGTGCTTTAGCGATAATAGTTTGGAAAGCGTGTTAATTTGCGAAGTTCTGTATTCGTTATTGATTGGCGCACGTAATACGCTGGAAGAGGAATTTGTAAAGTTTGAGTTCAATACGAATGAGCTTATTATGGAAAATAAGCTGTTTCCCACCCCGATACTGATAAAAAGTATAGATTTGGAAATTGAAGAAATTGACCGCTATGCAAGTATTATCAGACCGGAGCTGATAAATAAATTCATTATTGACCCCGCTATTGTAATCGGCACAGACCCAAATTGGAATCCGCCTGAACCTACTAAGTATTTTGTCTTTGGTAGCCCTTATGTTTGGTTGGATGAAGATAGTGTTGGGACACAAAAGATATATTCCAATACTGATTGGGTATTAACTGTTGAGGGCGGTGAAGAGCCGTTTGCATTTGGTTCTAGTCATTGTTGGCTTAATGAGATAACTAATAAAGGGACACAGGAAATTAATGCTCGTCAAGATATTCATTGGACGCTTGAATAGGCAGTTTTAGATATAATGTGTACTTTTGTTTACGAATAAAATTGTTTAACCAAAAAAAAAAGAGATGGCAAAAGCAGCATGGTTAACCGTCGCCCCGATGTCAGGGACAGGTAACGCAACAATCACCAACACGGGTACAGTTCACACAGGTCGTGAACAACGTACAACAACCGTGACAGGAACTGCAACAGGGGTTTCTCCTAATAAAACTTATACGGTTGTGCAGAAAGCGAAGCCGGAATTTGTAAGTTTTGACAACGGTGCAGAAATCACAGTTCCAAAAACAGGCGGGACACTTACTATCACAGGTAAGTCTAACTCCTCTAAATTGACCTTTGCACTTCTTGAACTCACTGACGATGGTGATACCGCTAATGTGGTTGAGGGTGGTTTGAAATTGACATTGCCTGCGAAGTACGATGCAGGTGGTGCGCAGACTTCAAATGATACAGCAATTTCTGGTGACCCCGGAGCTACGGCTGAATTTACATTCAGTATTGAGTTTACAGGCATTGCAGCCAATACAACTATCAATGAGTTGACCGCTGCATTGAAAGTGACAGCTCAAGGGGGGCAAACAGCTCAAATTTCTATCAGACAGTCTGCAGGAGACCCGCAATTCTCATTCGGTCAGGCTACCATTACTCTGGAAGCAAGTGGCGCAGCCGTTACGAATACAGTTGTTTCTAACACTTCTTGGACATTATCATAATGGCAACCAAAAGAGTAAAGAAAGCAAGTGCAACACAACCGCCCGTCAGGGCGGTTGCTGTTGTTTCTTCAGGCGTTAATGACGGCTTTGACAGAACGATGACTGTTACCGGAAGAACGACTGAGGGGACACCTATACAAGTGTCCTCTTTTCGCATTACTCAATTAGGTTTAAGAGAGCCGTTTTTACCTGCCGACAGCGATGAACCGTTTGAAACAGCCGATGGTGAACAATTTGGAGTTTTAAAATTATAAAGTTAAAAGGTTATGGCATACAAGTCTAAATTTACAGGGGTAGAAGTTGATAACTTGCTCACCTATGTGCAGACGTTGCAAAAGAATCCGGATGCCGTGTTGCAAAACATGACGGGTCAGGCAATCATTGACAAGATAAATACCGTTACAGGGAACATAGTATTCACTAAATTTGTGGACGCACAGGCGGGCGCAGGTAAATCAGTATAAAGTATGAACTATTCTTTTGCAACATCACAAGAGGCGGCTGATACGGTGAACATTACACCGGAAGAAATTGGTGTGCCTGCAAATAATTATGTGCGGAAGAAGGAGTTGATTGCGACTGGAAAGTTTGATGAGAGTGCTTTAGCGTCCTACACAGATAATGAATTTGTGTTATTAAAAGATTTGGCGCAAGGTTCATTCACTATCACTCTTGCTTTAAATTCTGACATCACAAGCCGAGGCACGGTGCAGATTAATGATGGAGCAGCCGGAGCAACCGCTCAAGCGACCGTAGATTTGGGCGACCAAGTGCTTGCAAAATGCAACCTGACAAGCCCAGATGATGCCTTTGATGGATGGTATGAGGGCGATACAAAAGTTAGTAGTGATAAGAATTACAGCTTCACAGCTACTAAGAATGTTTCTTTGGTGGCAAAAGCAATGTATATTGATGTCACCCCTACATCACTGGAATACACTGCCGCAGGCGGTGAGCAAACATTGACTGTAACAACCAACGTAAATAGTTGGACAGTAAGTTAAATTTAAAATAATATGGCGAAAGATAGTTGGTTAACCGTATCCCCGATGTCTGGCAAAGGCAATGCCACAATCAGTAATTCCGCTCCTGATTTTAAGGGGCGGATTCAGAGGTCTACTGTCGTGACAGGTGCAGCGACTGGGATATCTGGGAATAAGACTTATACTGTTATACAAAAAGGTATGGGGGAAACCATTGTGATTCCCACCCGTTCGTATTCGGTAAATAATGGGGAAACTACTTTAACGATATCGGGTTCAAGTAATTCACCTAAATTAACGTTTGCAACAGTCGGTACAAGCCAGATTCCATTAGATTTGCCTACTACCTACACAGCCGATGGGAAAACCCAAGCAAACGGAGCAGCTATTGCAGGAGACCCCGGAGCTTTTTATTTATATTCTTTTTCTGCAACTATAAGGGTTCCATCCAATAATGTGGGGCAACGAGTTTCCACAGTAAGAGTTTCCGGACAAGACCCAAATGTTTGGATTGATATTGTTATCACTCAAGCGACAGCAACATTTACTGTTGCGTATAGAGCCGGAAATTATATATCATCTGTTCAGCCTACTACTCAAACAGTGAATTATGGTGGAACAGCCGCTTCTGTTGCTACGGTACAGGCAGAAGATACTAATTACCGATACGAATTTGATGGTTGGTATGAGGGGTCTAATAAGGTCTCTAGTAGTCCTTCGTTAAGTGTGGCTAATATTACCTCGGCACGCACATTTGAAGCCCGTGCGAACCGTATAAGTAAGGCGGTAACTATTACCGTTGCGTTGGATGCGAGTAGTGCAGGTAGAGGAAGCGTTTCAGGCGGTGGCTCATACAATATCGGAGCAAGTTGTACAGTACAATGTGTAATGAACAATGCTAGTGACGTGTTTGATGGCTGGTATGAGGGGAATATGAAAGTAAGTTCTAGTCAGAATTACACATTTATCGTTTCAGCCGCTAGGTCGTTAAGGGCGAAAATTCTATATCTTGATGTGACACCTACTTCTTTGGATTTTGGAGCCGGAGGCGGAAGTGAAACATTAACAGTAAGTACCAACGTTGACAGTTGGACAGTGAGTTGACGAATGATTATTATGGGGAATAAAATTTGAGTATTTTTATTCCCTGAAATAATTTAGTTAGAAAAATTAATTTTGATAATATGGCAACGAGTGTTTATTTTAATGGAAAATTAAGAACTCTTCCTGGAGCTTATTCTACGATAACTTCTGGGGATAGCACTGCATCACGTTCGCTGGATTACGGTACAGTCCTTATCATTGATACGGGTGTTTATGGTGCTGGATTTGGTGGTGGTGCAGGCGTAAATGGTGAAGGAGCGCAAGGTCTTGACGCGATTTACGAGTTTGACGATTTAACCACTTTCCGCAACTTTGTGAAAGGTGGTATGTATTGGAAATGTGCGGAAGCTCTTTGGAAACCAGATCCGTCCAATGCTGATGCAGTGGGTATCAGCAAATTGTTGTTTGTGCGTGCTTGTACGACAAAGGCTGCAAAGATGACATTTACAGCGACAGGCGGTGGCTCTAATGGCGGAACGTTTGTAATTCGGACTATTGATGAGGGGCTGAACGCAAACGGTGTTACAGAGGAAATTGACGGTGTAACTTACTTGAAAAATGGATATGCGTTTACTACCGAAGCGGGCGTAGATAATCCGGAAGCGGTGGTTCTGAAGTTGTGGCAGGGTACATTCACAGGTTTATACAAAGACCCCGTCACAGGTGTTGAGCTTTCCTATAATGAGTTGACCGTTGAGCAATCTGACGCCAACCTGTTATGTGAAAGTCCTGAATGTACCACAATGGCAGAGCTTATTTATTGGGCGCAAACCGACGAAAACTTTGGAGCACGTTTTGTTCTGGACGATGCGACGGCTGTTAAGGGCACGGGAGAAATGAACGCTTCTGACGTTACTGATGGCTATCAGTTAGCCGCAGGCGGTACAGAAACTTATACTCCAAATACAGATTTGGAGAGTGTATTAAGTCAGATTGCCGATGTTGATTACAACATTGTAATGACTGACCAAATTGGCGCAAACGCTTTGAGTGCCGCTAATAAGGCAATAATCGCTCATCGTAATTTGGACGCTAAGTTTGACAAGTTTGTTTTCATTGGTGCATACGACAGCCGTGCCAATTACGAGGCTTCTCTGGCTTATGCAAAACAAGCAAACAACGCTTATGTCTGCATCGTTCACGGTGGTATTGGTACGGCTAGTGACATGGTGGCTTCCAAGATACGTTGGTGGGGTGTATTCTACAACTTGTGTCAGGTAGTGGGTCGCACGGCTGGAAAACCGCCTTATGTGCCTATTACTAACAAGACAATCGGTGGTGACAAGTTGCAGATGATACCTAACGAAAAGGAAATGGAAAAGGCTGTTAAAGCCGGACTTATTATAGTCTCAAACAATCCGTATTTGAAACGTTTTGTAATTTTGCAGGGTGTAACTACATTGCAAGACAATACGCTCCTATTCAACAAGAAGGGACAGAGCTTTAGCTTACAATTTATGCGGTGTTTGGCGCAACTCAATAAAGAGTGTGTAGTGAACGCAGAAATTGACTTACTTGCTGATGAAAATGGGGTCAACATTAATACCCTGTCTAAAGGTGCGTTGGAAACGTGGACAATCAATTTCTTACAGACACGAGTTGCAACAGAAAATCAAGATAATTTGATTTCCAAGTTCCAAAACGTAGTCGCATCCAGAGAAAATGATTATTACCGTGTAACCTACGAAGTAATGATTAATAACGAAGTAACTAAGATATTCTTTACAGGATTCTTGTTACGTAACTAAGGAGAAGTAAATTATGTCTAGAGGAAACGTATATACAGCACCGAAAGCGTACATTAAAATCGATAATGAAGTGGCAGGTTACGTTCGTAACTTGAATTTTTCGGAAAATGTACAGCGTGCGAATGTTCAGGGGCTAGGGTCTTTGACATTGCAAGAAGCTCCGGCAGTGGTTTACACGTGTCAATGGAGCGTTTCACAGTACTTTATTTCGTTTAATACTCCAATCATGCAGAAGATGCTGAAAAAATTTGGCAGTATTGCAGAAATAAAGAATAGCTTGGTACTTGGTGACATTGCGTTTGATATCACGATGTATGCTAAGACAGTGGCAAGTGAAGATGCGAATAGCAAGTTAGTTACTGAAGTAGACAATACCGGAAATACGATTGCCCGTTTACAGGGATGTCTTGTAAACAGTCAGTCATTCCAACTTCAAGAGGGTGGAATTGCCGGAACGGATATTAACGGTATTTATCTTGAACCAATTAGCACAGCGGGATAATCCCCGCTGTCTTTAAATAAAAGACGATTATGGATGAAGTAAAAATTTCAATTAAAGGGCATGAGTACACAGTTGCTTTCCCTAATGTGGGTCAGTATTACAGAATTGAAGCGATGAAACAAAGTTTGTCACGTGGCTTTTACAATTCTATGGTAATGAGTCCCGCAAACAGTGCTCAACACGCACTTGACATGATAGACATTGAGGCTACTTTGGTGGTGTTGTGTCCGCAGTTGGTTGAGGATTTAAAGGTGAAAAATTTTGACGATTTGGACGTTCGGGATTACAAGTTAATTCGGGATGAGTACAACGGAAAAGTTTTACCGTTCTTTAAAGAAATCAATGACCTGTTAAGTGGGAAGTCAGAAATAAATAAGCAGCAATGAGGTCATGAACCGAGAGGAGTTGATACGTAGTGTCAACACTTGGAATATAAAATTCCCGATGGACAGGTGGTGGAGAAGTAAACATAATGTTGCATTCATGTCCCCTGTTCATCGGGAATGTTCTTTTATACATCAGCTTATGGAGTTTGAAGAGGACAAACTTTATATGCAGGCGATGTTACCTAAAGAAGAAGACAAATATATTCCAGGAATTGGCGATTTGTTTAAAACGCCATTGACACAGGAAGCATTTTTGGACGAAGCCCAAAGAGAAATTGATGAAATGTTAAAACTAGAGGAACAAAATGGCGGAGGATAAAAGAATACGGGTGTCGGCAGATACTACCCCGTTGCAAGAAGTGAGGCAGGCAGCCCGAGAACTTTGGGAAGACCTTGCACAAATGGAAACTAACTTTAAGCAAATCAATGATGGAGTATTGCAATCCATACAGAAACAGATTGATTTGCTTAAAGAGCGTAATAGCCTCTATACGGCTTTTAATCCACAAGAGCAAACAAATACCCAACAGGGGCAAAATAATCGAAATACGGGGCTTATAGACCCCTACACTGGACGACCATTGTTTGACAAGACAGATGGGCAGGGGATTAGGAATGCCGATTTTGAAAAAGCACTTAACGTTTTAGATAAAATTTCAAGTGATGTCACTCGTATAGCCGAAACCTTAGAACAAGACCAACGAAATCAACAAAATGGTTTGGTTCCCGGAGAAGACTCACAACCCGCACCACTTCCAAATCCAGCAGGTGGAAATCCTTTGCAACCCCCGCAGCAACCAAATGCTCCAACAGGTGGCAGGGGCGGAGGGTTTAGTTTGCCTACTAGCTTACAAGGGATGATGAGCCTGTTGCCTTATGGTGCTGCACTTTTTGGAATTGGACAGATGATAGGGCAACAATTTCAGTTCCAAGCAATGCAGTATGGAGCGCAAAACGAATTTCAGCGTAGAAATAACGTGGGTAAGAACCCATTGTTAAATATGCTGTCTTTTGGTATAACAGGCGCAAAGGCTGATGAGGCAGAAGTCGGACGTTTGGCAGCAGAACAGAATGATAAGGTTTTAAAGGATTATTCTGCATTATTTGGAGTTTCCTATAATGAAAGTTTGCGTCGGCAGATAACAGGCAGTTTTGGTGGAAATTATAATAATTTGTTTGACCAAACAATTGGAGCACCTAAATCTAGGTCGGATAGTTATATCCGAGTTTCAGAGGGCGGTGATACTAGCCGTGTAGTAACGGGGGATAAAACTCGTGCAGAAGAAGCAAATAAAGCGGCTGGAATTTCAAAAGAGGAATTTCAGAATTGGGCTTCAACCGTTTTAGGACTGAATATAACAGAATTTACTGAAAAAATCACAAGTTTATCCCGTGCAGGGGCAAAAGGTAGCAATACAACTGATGATGATTTAAAACAGTTATTGTTAGCCCAAAGACTTCGGGGGGTTACGGATGAACAGGCTGAAGACGTGTTACGCACTACTCGTTTTAGACGAAACGAACAAGGTTTAACGGGTGCAGGAGTGATTAGTGCTTTTGATGCTAATTTGTCTGAAAGGTTTGCAGGGCGTGCAGATGCCAATCAATTAATCGCTTCAACTCTTGGTGAGTATTTAGCGCAATTTAATCAAATTTCTGACCGCATACTTGACCGTGTGGGTTCAGTAAATACTACTAATATTGTGCGTTCCATGACGAGCATACAGAACGCCACTAAAATGGAAGGAAAACAACTGGAAAGAGTGCAAAATGCGTTGATGGGAAATGATATATCACAGGATGATACCACGCAGGCTCTTCTTTTGCGTACCGCTCGCCAATTGAATCCAGAAGGCAACTTGTCAGATTTGCAGGCAGATATTGAGGATATGGCAAATAATCCTGAATTGCAAAAAGCCTTTTTTGGACAAATTAGACAGATGACAGGGGGTGGGGAACAAATGCGCCATGTATTAAAAGCAATTTTTCCGCAGCTATCAATGTCAGATATCAAGAAAGCTGATTTGGGGCAAATTACCGAAGAAGAACTTTTTGATAGAGGAAGAACACAAGGGGCACAATATAGTGATAGAAGTGCCGCAAGAATGGTCGGGGACGCTGAACGTTCAACGGCTGGAACCATGAATAGAAAGATTTTTGAGGGGTACGAAAATGTTATGGGGGCTGACCAACTAAAAGCGGTTTTGGAAAGTATTGAAAAGCCGATACCCGTTTTCATGACATTTGAGGGGGCTCATTCTATTATGGAATCCATACGTAGCTTTACTGAAATATTAAGTGATACTCCGAAAGCGTTGAGCCGAGTATTGAAAAACTTAACAATAGAAGAATAATATGGCAGACGATAATAAAAACAAAATGCCCGTTACGAAGTATGAGTTTACAAGTATTAACGGGCAAACAGTTAAAGAAGCCCCTATTAATGAATTTTGGGAAGACCTTGTGCGTTTGGAGTTGTTGGACAAGGATTTTGAGGGTCCGGATTGGTTGGCTTTAGAAGTAGACGGGTTGACAAATGCCGCCCGAATTTGGGAAACTTATACGCCTGAAGAAAAGAAGAAAGAGGAGGGTGGCGAAACCAACCCTCCGTTCATTAAATACGGCACAATTGTCTATTTATGGAACAAAGATATTGTCGCTGAAATGCAAAAAATTATAGGCTCAGAAATATTTATGGAACAAAAGGATTTTAATGCCTTTTATACTGAAAATATGGAGCTTATTGTTTCTGACCCAGATTACACACCCTTTACCGACTTAACAGATACTAATAGTAGTAAAGCACAAAATAAGCGTGAGCGCAATAATATCGGACATCTTTTTAAGTTTAAATCCTTGGAAATAAAAGTCTGGATTTATGTGCGAGCGTTAAATAAGATTATGGATGTTAGTGCATGGGTTCAAAGTTGTACCACTAACAAAGATAAGGGGGTGGGCACTTTTTCATTGGATTTGTTGCCGACTGCCGATTTGACCCCGTTGTCTTATGGCGATGAAATTATAGAACAGTTTAATGTCATTAATTCCCAATATTCATTGACAAGAGATTGGTTTACTACCTACGTTCAGAATAACGACCTTGTGTTTATAAGGTTTGAAAGGTTACGAATGGAAGAAGATGTGGATAAGAGTTTAGGCGGGGAACGAAATGCAGAAGTGCAACCATCAAGCCTGAATAGCGATGTTATTTGGGATATGATGGCGTTGGTGGATACTGTTAGCTTGACAGTTAGTTCACTTTCTAACGATTACACTGTGAATATACAGGGACGTGATTATACTAAGCTATTGGTAGAGGATGGTAGTTATTTCATTCCATTAAAATTTGTTGAGGGTAGTCCGGACAAGTGGTTTTATGGTGGTGACCCTGAGAGTGAGTGGTTTAAACGCAATATGATTACAGGCGCATACGATTATTACTTTGCGTATTCTTTTCAGAAAATAAAACAGGTGCTTTGGTTTGTTATTAATCAGTTGTCCAATATTGGGATAGTGGATAATTCTTTATTTGCCTCATGCGCAAAGGTAACGAAAAAATACGCTGTTGAAACAGGCGATGATAAATACAAGGGAATGGAAGCTGATGTGAATGGTATATGGCAGATGATAGAGTTATTCGTTGATGACAATTTGAATGACAGGCGTATTGTTGACCGTTCCTTAGTGAACCCAGAGGGAACACTGTTGGACTTTTTTAATAAGGTTTGCCAAGACCCCTTTGTAGAATTTTGGGGAGATACGTGGGGCAATGGATACCAATTTTTGGTTAGACAGCCACCATTTACCGCTCAAGCAATAGAAAGCATTATCAGTCAGGATAAGTATTATATTACAATAAATTCTGAAGATATATTTGCATTGTCGTTGTCTTACGATGATAGAGCTTATGCGTGGTATAGATTAATGCCACAAAATAGCATGATGGGAAATAGCCAGTTTTCTTCGCTCGCTTTAGTTCCTATAATTTTCTTTGAACAATTTTGCAAAATGTACGGAAATAAACGTTGTATTATTAATGATATTTATTTGTCGGAGAGTTATTTGTATGGCAAAGAAAAGGACAGGGCGAAAGGTTTGACAACTTTATCACAAGCATTGCTGAATGATTTGTTGTATGTTGTGGAAACTTCCGTTTATTTACCGTTTACTCGGAAAGGAACTATTACTATAAATGGCGACCGAAGAATTAAAGTGGGTACATTCGTTCGTTTGGCTCCGACTAACGAATTGTTTTATGTTACCGGAGTAAATAATACCGCCACATTTACAGGCGATGCCGTAGACCGTATTACGACGTTAACCGTGGAAAGAGGTATGGTGATGGATTACATTGCTCGCAGTAAGGATTTTTCCTATTTTAAAATTGCAAATTTGGACGGGATGCGAAAGGAAATTACTGAACGCAATGAAGCTAATAACAAGCAACAGGGCGGTTCTAGTGCTACCCCGTCAAAATTTGGTATAAATGAAGACCAATTTAATTTCTTTATGAACCGACAAATGTATAAATAGGATGGTAAAGATAATTCGTAAATCTAAGCAAGGGGTCGCTCCAGTGGGTAGGAATAGAACTACCCAACAGACGACTGGATTTGGGTATGTTATTATCCCCGAAGGAGTGGATAGGAATAAATATGTGGACGGCTGTTTTAGACGAAACCGTTTGTCTATTATAGATGATGCAGATGGTAACATCATTCATGATTGTTACGTGTCTAAAGAAGTTTTGGCAAATGTGGAGTTTCCATTAGAAGTCGGGGAAAAGGGTGTTCCTGTTGTATGGGTGGCGCAGCCTTTTCAAAACATACCGATGATTGTGGGCACATTATCATCTTACGACAGTGTAACAATTCGCAGCGATGCAGAGATTAACTATTCAAAAACTTGGGAAAAGGGCGAAGTTACAATTAAAGGGAACGCCCGTGATGGTTCATTAACACTGTTGGTACGGGGTCAAGAATTTAGCCGTATTAAAATAGCTGCATTTGGTAGCGAAGACAGTGTGTGTGAAGTGTTTAGTAATGGCAGCATAGATGTCACAGCTAATAAGGATGCCACAATTAAGGCGTTTCAAAATTTAGTTGGGAACGTAACAGACAGCGAGACAGGCAATTCTTCGGGTTTTAGCGTCAATAAGGAAAGTTTTACCACCGAGGCGAACTATGGTGAGGGCGATGACAAAAACTTCGCTAAAACGCAAATAACAGAGGAAGGACGAGTGACTGAAATAAAAGCGGGTGAAAGCACCTATAAACAGGTAGTTAATGAAAGTATGGATGAAACCACTTTTCAGGACTGCACAGTTAAGGCTGAAAAGGGCAAATTAACTATTTCCCAAGGAAAAGCAGTTATTGAAATAAGCGGGGGTAAATTGGCTATTACGAATGATGGTACAGGTTTGAATGAACTGTTAACGAAAATTGTTGATGCTATTGCGACATTAACTGTTTCAACCGCAGTCGGTCCGAGTGGAACCCCGTTGCCACCTACTATTCAAAAGACAACTGAATTAACCAATTTATTAAAACAATTTTTTAACAAATAACTATGGCACTCAATAAAGCAGGTTTGGCGTCTGATATCTTAGATTTGATGACGCAAATGCGTAAAGAAACAGAAATAGATGATAGCAAATTTGCAAACGCTTTGGCAGAAGCTATTGACAAGTTTGTTAAGACAGGTGAAGTTCCCGCAGGTATAGCCGTATCAACTACGGGTAGCGCAACGGCTCAAACAGGGGCTACGACAGCTCCGGGGTCAATTATTTAATTAATTGCTATATTTGTAGAAAATTTTAGGTTATGGCAAATAGTTTTATAATGGATAAGTTGCAGAGTATGACTAGCATGGCACGCTCGATAGGGATAGAGGCGGTAAGTCGTTTGTATCCTAATGATTTTGAAGTGTACATGGTGGCTCTGGAGCTTACTGATAGCCAAGACAATATGATTGATTACTTGGTATTTCCTGTATTGCCTGACGCAATAACCAAAACAGAGCCGACCCGTACCAATATTAAGAAGTCTTTGGCAGGGGTAACAGTTTTGACAAATCCTAGTTTTACTCCTCAAGAAATAAATATTAAAGGTTCTTTCGGTAGAAATTTTAAAATCTTACGAGGTAAACAATCAGGCTCTTCTTTGTCTGTAAATGCGGGCAAATATAGTTTGTACAGTGTGATGTCAAAGACAATGGCTTTAAACTTGAATTTTGGTGAATTTGATTTGGGTATAAAGACAGGGTATGGAATACTTAAAATACTGAAAGCTATGTGTGATAAAAGTGTGGGGCTAGACGATAATGGAAAACCGTTGCGTCTATACTTTTATAATATGGCTTTAGGTGAGAGTTATCTGGTAGCTATCCCTCCAAGCGGTGTGCAGTATAGTCAAGATGTTTCTAAGAACATGATTTGGAACTATAACTTGACGATGATGGCTTTGGCTCCTTTGGAAGCCGTACAGAGCCGAGCAAACCGTTCTTCGGAATTGGTGGATAATTTATTGCCGTCATTGGTTCAAATGGGTGTCAGTGAATTGGCGAGTGGCGTAGAAAAAGCAACTAGAGGGATAAGGAGTGCGGTATTATGGTAGAAGCGATACAGAAATTTAAACAGTTAACGGGATATAATATTCAGGCTTTCTTTGAAGACTTTGTATTGTTTTGTAATTCGTATTATCCGTTAATTGTAGGTTATTACACGGGTGCAACAAATGTATCGGTTGATGATAGTTTTGGGCGTTTAGAAACCCTTATGAAGCAAGCGCAGGAAATAGAACCTTTGTTTACTTTAAAGGCAAACAGTTTGACGGGAATTGGGGCTTGGGAGCTTTTAGATACGTTTACTGATTGTCAAACAAAACTTTGGACTATTAATAATTCTTCACGTTGGTTACGTTCGGCAATTATTGGCAAGTTTTCTAATAATATTGCTTTGAACAGAGTATTAAAAAGCCGTGAGAATTTTGAAATTGTAGCTACTGAATTGGGCAGTAATGACCCTCAAAATGCGTGGTTTGATATTGCTAAAAACAATTTTGTTGAGGAAGAGGACTACGACGCTAATAATGAGGGTGGTATGTTCAAAATTAATATAAAACAGTCTGGCAATTACGATATTCCAAATATTGTTGATAATTTAAGTTCCGAAAAGATTTTAGGGCGAGATATGGATGTTGACTTTAGGTTTGAGAATAATGATATTGCTACTGTTGATTATGAGTTGGCAGTTCGGCAGGCATTTAACACGATATTACATTGTGTTAAGGGAGCGATACCTGAATTTAATGATTATGGAATACCAAACGATATTCCGGGGTCAAGCGTTAATGCAGTTCAATATCCGGTTTTGTTTAAACATATCATGAATATGTTCCAGCGTGATGCTCGTTGGGTACAGGTCAATCTTATTGATGTGTATCGTAAAGAAGATAACATTTTTATGAAAATAAATGCGAAAACGGTTACAAATAACTTTTTAGAAACAAATATTCAGATATGATAACAAAGGTAAACAATACAATTTCCTTCCTTAAGAATTTATGGGTGGAAACATTTTTGAATAAAACGGATAAAGTAACCGATATTACAGATAATTCCGTTTTGAATGGAGTTGCTTATGGTACGGCAAAGGTAGCACAAAAGGCGTTGAAAGATATTGCTATCGTAGAAGCGCAAATTTTTCCGGAAGAAGCGACAGGGGATTATTTGGACAGGGCGGCTCAATTGTTTGGTGTTACACCCCGTAAAGGTGCACTCGGTTCATCTACTTATATTCGGGTCTATGCAGCTCCTGGAACAGTTTATACCGCAGGTGTGAATACATTTGTGAGCAATGATGGTGTTCGGTTTGCCATAGAAGAGAGCCTGACTGTTGGTGAAACGGGTTATGGATATGTAAAAGTGCGTAGTGAGAGTACAGGTTCTTTTACCAATGTTTCGGCAAACTCTATTGTAACTTTGTCACCTATTCCACAAGGGCATTACGAATGTACGAATGAATATTATGCTTTAGGCGGGCGCGACCAAGAGAGCGACGAAATGTTTCGCAGGCGCATTTTAAATCATCAAAATGTGTACGCCACCGCCACGATGGAGAAATTTACACAAATATTCCAAAATATTGACAGCCGTGTCTTAAAAATTATGTATATCGGTATAATGGAAGACGGCTTTATGCACATTCAAATTGCTACACAGAACGGGCAGGATTTGACCGAAGCTGAATTGAATACATTGCTTGAGGGTGCAGCCCCTTATTTTGGTATTGGGGACTTCATTGTTAATGGAAACCTTATGGGAATTAAGTTGGAGAATGCAACTTGGTACGAAGTAGGTGGAGAAGACGGTATTGATTTCCGTTGTGAAATTGAGGCAGAATATGCTAATGACATATCTACCGTGCGCAAGAATATTCAGGTAGGTCTGACTAAGTATTTGGATTTTCGTTATTGGGAAGCTGGAAACAAGGTTGAATGGGATAACTTGCTGGATATTGTAAAACAAGCCGAAGGAGTGCGCTACGTGGCTTCTGAATGGTTTAAACCAAATGTGGATGAACCTGTTGCTGATTATATGTTGCCACGTGTGAAGAAATTTATCATGCGTGATTTGGAAGGCAACGTGATGACAGACGAATTAGGCGAGACACAGTTGTATGACAATTTAGCTCCTGTATTTTACCCCGCTGGACAAAGCTAGTTATTGAATAAAAATTAAACTGTAAATTTACGTGCAAATTAGCAATAAGGGATAATGGAAACAGAAGTTAGAAATTTCAATTTACAGTGGGCATCTGGAGTGGCGACGGCTTTATGGGGCTCGTTTGCTCCTATTCAAGATATGCTGATAGGGGTGTTTATATTTATAGGCGTGGACTTCATTGTGGGGTGCATTGCAAGTTATAAACGAGCGAAGCGTAGAAAGGTGCGATGGTACTTTGAAAGTGCAAAAGCGTGGAATACGATTTATAAATTGGCTTTTTCATTGATAGCCGTTTCGTTATCCTATTATTTGGATGAAAAGATTTTTGATTTCGTAGATTTGAAGTTGCCGAACATGGTTGCCGGATTTGTTTGTGGTACGGAATTTTGGAGCTTCTTAGAAAATGCAGGTGACATTAGTGAACACCCTGTATTTAAAGCTATACGAAAAATAACTAAGCGAAAAATAAATAGGGTGATAGATAACGATGATGAATTTCCTCCAACGAATTGCCCGCCTGAAGAAATTAACCAATAAAGAAAGGAGTAATTATGGAAATCGTTTTAAACAGTATTAAGTTCACCGCTACCGCTACGATGGGTGAATTGTTTGCAAATGGGCTAAAGATTGCTGATACTTTGGAAGATACTTACAGGGTGTTACCGCCCGCTTGTCCAAATACTCCTAAGGGGGTGGGCTGTAAGTGCAAAGAAAAGGTATATGGGAAAACTTGTATTCCGGCTGGAAGATACAAGGTGGTTTGGCACTATTCACCGAAATTTAAGAATTATTACCCGATGTTGGAAAACGTACCGCACTTTATCGGCATTCTTATTCACGCAGGTGGTAATGTAGACCACACAGATGGATGTATTTTGACAGGTGAGGAAATTCCTGGACAGGAAAAACTGAAAAATCAGTTTGAAGTCACTAACAAGGTAAAGAGTATGATAAAAAAGGCTTTTGATGCGAAAGAAGAGGTTTGGATAACGGTAAACCGAAAGTAATATGTGGAAATTTTTATTAAAGAATTGGCAATACGTATTGATAGGGGTGTTGGTGCTTGCACTGTATATCGCTTCTAAAAATGCGATTGCCAATAAGCAAAAATACAAAAGAGAAAAGAGTAATGTAGAAACTCTTATGTCTGACATCGAACACGCCCGCACCAAAGCGGGCGAAGATGTTGCTACGATTGGTGAATTACAATTAACCGTAGATGAGTTTAAGAAGTTACGTGCGGAAGATGCAAAGCTAATTAAAGAGCTGAAAATAAAAGCTAGTGAAGTGCGTGAGGTGGTTAAGACGGTTGTAAAAACTCGCATAGAATACAAAGATACTTTAGTACAGGTCGCTCCTAAAAAGTTTGAATGGAAGAAAGACACAGATTGGTGGAGCGTTGACCAAAAGATAGATTTTACACCTACTCCGCCAGAGGTAGACTTTAATATGGTTAACCGTGACAGTTTGACACACGTATTGTATAAGGTTCCGAAATTTAAGTTTCTTTGGTGGCATATTGGCACAAAAGGATATAAAATAAAGGTGATTAATCACAATCCAAGTTCTGTAATATCTTATAGCGAATGGATAAACGTGAGCAAGGAAAGCAAGAAGCGAAAAAGAGAATAACATGGCTAAGTTAATATATAAAGAATTTGCAGGTGTTGGCAAGGGATTTGAAGTAGCCACTTCAATCCCGCCCGCTGGATTGGTATCGGTTTTACGAGCCGCCCGTCAAGGTGAGCGCAATAAGTTTCGTTATTCTTTGGATGACGGACAAACTTTTACTGATTGGCTGGAGCTTGATGATACTAATGGAGAGTTATTAGGCAAGCTAACTGATAGGGTGGATTTGGTGATGCACGTAGTAACTGAACCGTTTTATGTCAAGAAGAGATTGGCAAGAATGGCGAATACTGTTGCTAGTCCATTTGATTTGCCTGCAAGTTCCATTTTTTACGATAGGTCTATTTTTAAGACATTTTTTGAAAGCAACGATACACGTGTCCTCGGTTGGGCGTTAAACGTATTAGAGAAATTATTTGAGCCAAATGTAATTCCTCTATATATAAGCCGAAACAACCAAGACGACTACAACGCATTTTTCCTGACTATAACGCATTTCTTTGCGTTTATTGTTATTTATGGTAGGCAATTTCGTGAAATAGAAAATAGCGATATATTGCTGAAAAAGTTTGTAGAGGGGTGGGGCATTGTGTACGAAAACATAGACACCCCCGAGCAGCGGGCGTTCTTATTCCAGAATTGGATTAACCAATTTTATGAAAGGGGCACTCGGGATATAGCTGCCAAAGAGGAGTTGAACCCAGACGGGAGCATAAAAAGGCTAAATGGAGAACTTAGACGTTTGGTAGGATACCAGAAACCGAATGAGTTTATTTTTGCCGTGCTCACCCCGCAAGACATTGGATGGTGTTTGGGTTACTCCTCTCCTACGTGGTATGGAACAGAAACTGTGAATGCAGTGTCAAAAGGGTACGATTTGGGCATGGTGTACAGTGAGCCGGAGAAAGGTGTTGGGGAACTAGCCAACTACCCTACAATCGGCACATTAGAGCGTAAACAGTTGGACGATATAAATGTATTCCAGCTAACAGGTTCTGGAAGGGTTGGTTTAAGTACTGAAGCTGACCCGACAAAGGCATTAGAGGTTTATCCAGGATTAGATTATGAGATTTCCATTTGGGTAAAGGCTCTTAATGCAGGCGCACAAAATTTGGAGTTTGGCGTACATTGTTACGACGGGAATATGCAGTTGATAAATCAGGCTCGTATTACTGATTTACAAGAAACTAATAGTTTTTATACAGGTGATAGATATCAATCCCCTTGTAAGGTGGTGGGGCAGTATTATCGCTTAACAGGCATTATCTATAATATATTAGCTCAACGGTCAGAAGATTTTTATTTGAACTTTGAAAACGGGAGACCATTACGTTTCATGGGGGATGTGAAATATATGGCTCCCTATTTAGTGCAGAACAGGGATGGGAATACCGCTGATGTGGTAATTGCAGGGGTAACGCTGAAGCCGTTGTATTTGCACGTGGATTACGAGTTAATAGAAAATCGCCAAGAAACTCAAGAACTTCCATACCCAGCAATGGAATATTCCTTCACAAAGGACGGAAAGTTTACCGTATTACGGTCATCGCCTACTTCACAAGGTTATCTTGGACAGCCGAATGTGATTGCAATGTATGCGCAAATTAAGTCAGCCCGTACGAAACAGGATATTGAAGAATTTACAAATAGATATCTAGTAAGTTATAAGAATGTTGTTTCTTATACGTGGTTGGATTGGGTGGTTCGCACGTCTTGGTTCTTGACTTTTTATGTGAAGAAAGAATTAGATGGTTCACCGATTGCAGGTGCAACAGTTACTCTTGATAATGGGTTTACGTCCACTACTGATGCTGACGGTTATGTGCGGTTTGAGTTACAAGATGGCAGCGTAGTGAATTGGACAGTTACAGCACGAGGCGCAACTGCAACGGGTACAGCTACAATGAATAAAGACCAAGTAGTTAATGTATCGTTGAATGTACCGCTTGAAGTAGATGTAACGATAGTTGAGGCAGGTTGGGGAACTGTAAATGTGGAAGGAAGTAAATTGCCAAATACTAAGATAACATTGACAGCAACACCGACAGCGGGTTATGTCTTTATTAAATATGTGATAAATCCGGGAGCTACGGAATTGACAACTCCTATTGCTGATTATTGGCTGACAACGTTTGATATTAACGTTCAGGCGATATTTGAGCGTAGCGGAGAATTATCGTTTGCTCCGGCAGAGGTAACAATTCCGGCAGAGGGTGGCACGGCTACCGTGACGGCAACTTCTACTAAGCATTGGCAGTTTGACGCATTACCTGAAGATTGGGCAACTGTTACGCCAAACGAAGGAAACGAAGGAGATACAACAATTACAATAAAAATAGAATAATTATGAGTACAATAAACATCCACAGGGGTACATTCCTAGAAAAGGAAGAATTAAGAAGAATGATAGGGTTTTTAAACGATAACCCTATCAATTCTGCGATGATTGCAGCTTCTATATCTTTTGGGCTTGTAACTCCCGGAGCTGTTCCAGCGAATCCCTTTGCTGTTACAGTTTCCAATACATTGGGAACAATTAACATGACGGGCGGTTATGTTATTGATAGCACGTTAAAGGCGTACAAAGTTACCAATCAAACAGATTTAGCCGTGCCGTCAGACGGCTTGTGGTATTGGTTAAAAGTTGGGGCGCAGTCTGTAAATTACGAAGAGGGTTATGTACAGGTAGACGCTTCTGGAAACGTGTCAGGTACGGTCAATTTTGATGGTATTGTACGGGGGCAGAGTTCCGGTGTACCCACATGTATAAAGTTCGTAAAAGATGATGGTACGACACCTCTAAACAATCAAGTGTATCAGGTTGTGAATATTGTGAATAGTAATAATATCGTTCTTTCCAGTGGCTATCCATTCCAGCCGGAAACTCAACTTCGGGTAGTGGTACTCGGAAGCATCCCTATGGGAAATCGTTTTACAGATGAGCAACTTCAGGGACTTTATACATTCTCTTCTTTTAAACTTACATTTGTAGTGGAAAGGACTACTAATACCGCTCCGGGAAAACGTAGTAACGAGTATTGGCTCGCACGTGTACGCAATCAAAATGGGATTGTGACAGTGGAAGATAAGAGAACCCAATTTTGGCAACTAGCCGCAGGCGGTGGGGATGTTCCTGGGTCAGAATATGATACATTTATGGTTAAAAATACGCAATAATTATGAATCTATTTTATACGACCACAGCAGGTTACAATGAGGCACAGCCCAACCCGTCTATTTCTTTAGGCGGGTATAAGTCTTCAACTTTGGTGGGCAACGATGATTTTGATAACATGTTCGATGAAATTTCTATCATGTCTATTCGTAGTGGGCGTGATGAATATCGGGCTATTATCATTCGTAATGATTTTGCAGTTAGCATGACAAATTTAGAAGTTAAAGTTGTCGCAGACCCTGACGCAATTTGTACGTATAAATTAGCGGTTGCTCCGTTAAATGGGGTTGATAAATATCGTAGACGCTTTATGGAAAATGTAGCTACGGTAAATAATAAACCTTTTCACGCCACATTCATGGATATGACACCTGATGCAGTGCTTACGATTGGCAACCTTGCACCCGAGGAAGAAATTGGGTTGTGGATATGTCGCCATATAGATAAAGATGCCGCTAAGGAGCAATACGAAAATGTGTGTGAACCTGATTTGGCGGTTGACCCTACGGGTAGAGTATATAAAGAGGTGAAGCACCCTACCGTAGAAAGCATTAATCTTGATTTTACGTGGCAGTAAATCAAGAGAATAAATTAAAAATTGATTATGTTATACAGCTATGATGATACATTAAAGATAATATTGCGGATTTACGAATATCTGCAACTAAGAGTAAAAGCCCAACCGAGAACCCTGAAGATGTATTCACAACGTCACAGGAATGCGGTTGTGGCTTTTATGGAAAAATTACCACCGAGCGCAGGAGCTGACTTTATATGGGAGTTTTTTGTGTTTCAATTTTATATTTACCAAGACCAAGACCAAATATTAAGACCGATGCCCGTGTGGTTCATGGGTGATGAAGCGTGGCGACGGTGGCGTGAGTATGATGAGGGTGCACGGTGGCACGCTAAACAGTGGGCGTCAGAAAAACATTTGGAAAATCCTGTCAAATCAAAATCTTACAAGTCTGTAAGTGAAGATACGTTGCGTAAAGAAAGATACCGCATGTCACGAATATCGGGCGCAAATTATTGTGGTGCAAAATATGGTGATTCGCCTTATGATTCTACGGATGTTATGTGTACAACATGTCCGTTTGAAAAAGACTGCATTGTGCTATATGGTGATAAGAATAAGGATGGGAAAAACTTGTTTCAAGCATTGCAGGATATACCCGTGACTGAGAACGAGAGGAAACACTTGCGAGGCGTAAAAGTAAAGAGTAGGATTATTGTAGCTAAAGAAAGAAATTATGGAGAAACCGATAATGAAGTGTAAAAAGTGTGGAGAGGTGAAAGTTATTGTGAACAAAACAAAGTGTCTTTGTGATGATTGCAATTTTAAGCGTCTACACGATGGTTTAAGCCGTTTTCAGTACAAGGTATTAAACTTTAAGTTTTTGCCCCGTACAGAGATAAAAAGACGGAGTGTTACAAGGAAACCACGCAAATCAACAGGTGAGAGGGAATTGTTTGCTGAAATTTGGAATGAACGACCTCACGTGTGCACACATTGCGGGGGTGAATTACCCGAACCAATGCGTTCCTATTATTTTAGTCATATAAAATCTAAAGGGGCTTTTCCAGAGCTCCGGCTAGAAAAGAGTAATATAGAATTAACGTGTCTAAAGTGTCATCAGGAATATGAGTTCGGGAAACGTATATAAAGGGTTTATTTACTATGTGGTTTGCTTAATAAATGGTAAGATTTATTTTGGTCAGACAAGCCGCTCCCCAGAAATTAGGTGGAAACGTCATGTTCAAAGAGCTTTTAATGAAAATGAAAGTTATCATAGTGCTCTTCACAAAGCTATTTGTAAATATGGTGCTGATAATTTTAAGGTTTATCCTTTTATAGAAATTTGCGCAGGCTCTTTAAAAGAACTGAAAGCCAAATTAAATTGGATAGAAATTTATTTAATAGCCAAATATAAAACCCAGATAACAGGGTATAATTTAGCGGCAGGAGGTGAAGGTGTTTTTGGAAATAAATGGTCTGAAAATTCCAGGATAAAACTTTCTAAAACAATTACAGGAAGAAAACTTACTGCGGAACATAGGCGTAAGATTTCAAGGGCGAACAAAGGAAAGCCATCTTGGGTGGCTGGGAAACATTTAAGTGAAGAGCACAAACGTAAACTTTCTGAAGCTCGCAAAGGGTCTGGAAATCCAATGTTTGGACGGAAACATTCGAGCAAAAGCATAAAGAAAATGAGCGTTGCGCACCGAAAGCAATGGGCAAAAATTAAAATTAATAAGTAATTTTGTAAGCAAATGGAAGAAAGAACAGTGGCTTTATTAATTCGGCTTTGTACCCTATACAAAGAAACACGGTTGTTGAAGCAGCTAATGAAATGGTACGAAGAAGATATAAATACCGAAGAATTATGGGAAAAGGTTGAACAGTTTGTTTCAAACTTGGAACAAAAGTACCAAACGAGGATATTTGAATTTCGTGACCGTACCAAACAAATCATTTTGAGGTCGCTGATACTTCAGTGGAAACCTGACTTTACATTAGAGGGGGAACCAATGATTGTTATTAATGACTTCCGTTTAGGGTTACAGGGCAAAGACAACCCCGTTGTTAATTTGGAGTTGGTGTATGATGACTTGGAAACCCGTGATGAAGATTTAGAAAAATTGACATTATTAAAGAAATAAAAATAGATTATGAAAAGTACTATTCGCTACGTAATAGTAGCTGACACTGAAACGGGTGGTTTACCCTCTAAAGGTGGTAAAGGAAAGCCCGCTAAAAAGGCGTTTGTTGATATTGCGCTCTGTGAAATTGCGCTTGTGGTTGTAGACCTTTGGGAAATGAAAATTGTTGAGGAATACGATGCAATTATCGCCCCCTATGCAGAGGGACTAGAATATAACCCTAACGCTGAAGCCGTGCACGGCTTGTCTGCCGCACATTTAACGCAGAACGGGCAGGATATCAAGGATGTATATTTAGCTACAAAAACATATCTAAAGAAATATGCGAATTCTAAGATTGGGGCAGTGTTGGCAGGGCATAACTTCCAGTTATTTGATATACCATTTTTTGAAGAAATGTTTGCCTTTTGTAAAGATAATCTTTGGGACTATGTGAAATTTGTGGAAGACACAATGAAGATGGCATGGTACAGGGCAGAAGAGCAAGAGAATTATAAATTGGGCACATGTTGTCGCCAAGAGGGGGTGGAGCTTGTAGACGCTCACCGTGCTTTGCATGATACTCGTGCAAATGCGTTGCTCTTTTTAAAGTATATTGCGGCTTTACGTGGCACAGGAGCAGCAGCCCAAACAGCTCCTACTCAAAGAAAATCACGATTTAGGGAGACTTTTCAATTAGTATAAAATGATACGATTTAACGAAGACAGTAAACTGACATTCAAGCAGTTGGACACGGTTTTCGCCACCGCTGTGAGTATTGTGGATAATTTGCCACCCGTGGCAATTAATCAACTTCTCACGGCTTATGGCGGAGATATGGACAATTTGTTGAATGAAATATTTACGCAGACAAATAATGTGCTTTCGTTAAATTCCACACTTGATACAGAACGGCTGAATTACGTAGACCAACTTGAGGAAAGCATGGATGAGACCTTAAAGGTTCAGTCTTATAATTACTTTAAAACGACGATGTTACCTAATTTTCGTCAGGGATGGCGAAATTTGGAGTGGGGTAACATGATACAATTATATCCAAATAGCGCATATCTTGCAGCCCGTTCTCATGGTAAATGTTTTGCAGCCGGAACACCTGTTTTAATGGCAGACTGGACGGTAAAAAATATTGAAGATATATACCCCGGAATGGAAGTGATGGGTGTGGATTTTACACCTCGTAGAGTGTTAACGAGACACATTGGCAGTTCCAAACTTTATACAGTTTTTCAAGAAAACGGCATTGATTATACCGTGAACCCCGAACACATTCTTTGCCTATGGGACACTAAGCGCAAACAGTATGTGGAAATAGAAATGAAGAGGTTCATCACCTATACAAAAGCCAAGCGAGACAGATTTAGAGGGTACAGAGTTTTTTCCTACGATACCCCTGTTTATGAGAAGGGAAAAGTGTGGGTGGATGAAGCCGGAACGGGGGCATATTACGGGTTTATGTGTGATGGTGACCACTTGTTTCAGTTGGAAGATGGAACGGTGGTTCATAACTCTTATGAGTTTTGTATGGCGTTTCCATTGTGGAGATTATATAGTTACCACCGCCCGTCTTTTATGCGTCCGGATAATCCTGATAATAAAAATCGTCAGGAAACCTGTATTATCACCAATACCGAAAAACTTGGTAAAGAACATATTGACAAGGTAGTTGAAGAAATACGTACGAATGAGGCATTGGCAGCGAAGCTGAACCCCACAGGCAAAGCGTCTTTAGCCGCCACGAGTATTGAATGTGAAAACGGTACGAAACTTCACCTCCGTGGAAAGGATGGGTTTATTCGTGGTTTGCACGTAGGTTCAGCCGTGAGCGATGATTTACCCGATGAAAGTAGTATTTACAGTTTGGAGCAGCGTGAGAAGTTGCGAGACCTGTTTAAAGGAGCAATTACCCCGATTGTAGAGCCATACGGTTATAATATCGTTGACGGCACACCGTATCAGCAAGATGACCTCTATGCGGATTTAAAACGTGACCCGAAATTCATGGTGTTTGAGTACCCCGCTATTGACCCGAATGGTAGGTTGTTAGCTCCCGACCGTTTTACGTTTGATAAGTTGATGCAGGAAAAAGCCTCTCTGGGTACTCTAGTTTTTAGCCGTGAGTATTTGGTTGTACCAATATCAGATGACAGTACGATATTCCCTTGGGAGATATTAAAGAGAAGCACCATCGGGATGGAACACGTGCGTTTAGTTCATAACATAGAAAGTTTTCCGATTAAACTCGCACGAGTGACAATTGGTTGTGACTTTGCTGTTTCTGGAAATGTGGGGGCTGACTATACTTGCTATACGGTTTGGGGGAAAGACTTGCAAGAAAATTATTATTTACTGTATATTTACAGGGAAAAGGGCTTATCACATAATGAACAGATACAAAAGATAGCTCAACTAAACATCGCATTTAAACCGAATGAAATTGTAGTGGAAAATAACGGCTTCCAATCTATTCTGGCTGATATGTGTGTGCAAATGGGTATAAAGAATATAACACCATTTACTACCACCGCAGGGAATAAAAAGGATTTACGTACAGGTTGGGCATCGTTGTCGGCACTGTTTGAGCGTGGTGCTCTTAAATGTCCGTACCACCCAGATACTCAAGATAAAGTTGACCAAATGTTTGGGGAGTTTAATAGTGTGGCTTTCAGAAGTGATAAGGGTACATTAGAAAGTATTAGCGGGCATGATGATACAGTAAGTTCTTCCTACATGGCTATTAACAAGTTGAGGGAAGCTACGGTGCAAATAAAAGTTGACGCAGTTTAATATGGATAAGAAAATTGATGCTATACTAAGTCCGAGTTTTGTTGAGGAAATGATGCGGTTGGCTTTTGCTAACAGGCAGTTTGCCATCATGGTAACGGATAATTTAGATTTAAGTAATTTCCCTCGTGAAATGGGTGGTTGCAAAGCAATGCTGAAAGTATTGGCAGATAATTTGCGACGGGATGGTGGTTTGGCGACTTATGGAATGGTTGAAATGGCTTATCCTGGAAATAAGGATGTGGCAAAGAAACTTGAGGAAGTACGCAGCTTGAAATTACCTGATTACGAACCTATGGTCAGACAGCTTGAAACCTTTATTAAGCGTCAAACCTTTGTAGCCACTCAACGGGAAATTTCTGATATGTATAACGAGGGTCGGCAGGAAGAAGCCATGCAGTTACTCGGAAAACGTATGGAAGAAATTAATACCTTTTCGTTAGAGGGTGGTAGAGGACGTTTTACCCGCATTTACAGGGATTTTGAACGCAATATTAGTACTATACAGAATAAAGCCGATGACGCTGTTAGACGGCAGAAAATCCCGACAGGCATATCTACACTTGATGACCTTACAGACGGGGGCATACCACGTCAGGACACCTTATTGATGATAATGCGTTCAGGTGTTGGAAAATCCACTTTCTTAAAGTGGATTGCATGGTACAACACGTCCATTGCTCATAATCACGTTTTACAGATACAGTTAGAGGGTGGTATGGATGAAGCCGTGGTTAAGTTTGACCAGATGCTTGCGAATACCACTTACTCAAAGATAATGCGGGGTGATATTAGTGAGGAAACGGCTCAACGCCTGTCAGCGGTGGTTAAACGTTCTATTACTGTGAATAGTGATATTGACCTTTATGCGACTGACCAAATGCTTGACATGACATTGGCGGATTTGGTAACAGTAATAGAGGACTATAAAATGGAATACGGGTATTATCCGGATTTGATTAATATAGACAGTTTGGATTTGCTGTTAACGGGGGAAAATAAAAAGATAGACTTTGACCCTAGTTTTTTGAAGTTTCGTTTGCAACGGTGCGCCCAAAAACTAAAAGATATTGCGAAGACATACGATTGTGTGGTGGCGGCTGTTACTCAAACGGGGGAAGTACCGTTTGAAGTTTGGAATGACCCCACACGGGTACTCACCCGTAGCAATACAGAGGGTGACCGCACGCTTATCAAACCGTTCTCATTCGTATTGACAGGTAATGTTACGATAGAGGAGAGTAAACAAAAACTACTTCGTATCTTTTGTGATAAATTGCGTAACTACAAGAATGATGGTATTATTATTCGTATTCCTACGAATTTTGAGAATGGCTTTTTCTACGACATGGGCAGGTCATCAACCGTTGAACAGATATTGGATATGTCGGCACTTGAAAAGTTAGAACCACGAAGAGGAAAGAAAGCCAACGGTGAGGATGCAGTGGGCGACCGAAAAGAAAGGGTTGAAGTAGAGCCGGGAGTATGGGCGACCCGTGTTGTTAAAGCGGGCGAAAGCCCGACGCAGACCCCGCCAGATGTATTGGACGAACAACATAAGAAAGATACATTGCGAGAGTACTTGAATGGTAACAAAGAAGTTAAGCCAAAACCCGTGCGTAAAAAGGTACAGCGATGAGATACGATAAGGAAAGAATAATAGAAGAATTTGCCCTGACGCCATTTGGCGCACGAGGATGGCTTACAAACAAGGATATGGAATGTCCTTTTTGTGGCAAGGCGGGGAAGTGGGGCATTATTTTTAACGATACAGGGCTAGCCACGTTTCATTGTTGGAAGTGTCCACGAAAAACTTCGGTGTATGAGTTTTTGAAAAAGGTAGGGCGAAAAGACCTTGCTAAAATGACATACACTGTCAAACCGAATGAGTTGGATGTGTGCCCCAAACTAGAGGCGGAGAATTATGAC